GAACAGATGGTTCTTCTGGTAGTTCAGGTACAAGTGGATCAAAAGGTATTGATGGTTCTTCTGGTAGTTCAGGTACAAGTGGTACTTCCGGTACACCTGGTATAATTGGACCAACTGGACCAACTGGACCATTAATATATGCCCCAACTGGTCCAACTGGTCCAAGCGGTTCATCTGGAATTACAGGTACAAGTGGAACCTCTGGAACAGATGGTTCTTCTGGTAGTTCAGGTACAAGTGGATCAAAAGGTATTGATGGTTCTTCTGGTAGTTCAGGTACAGCGGGAACTTCAGGTACAAATGGTGTACCAGGTATCGATGGTTCTTCTGGTAGTTCAGGTACAGCAGGTACAGCAGGAACTTCTGGTACATCCGGTTTAAGTGGTTCTTCTGGTAGTTCAGGAACAAGTGGTAGTTCAGGAACAGATGGAATTTCTGGACCAACTGGACCATTAGGTTTTAGTGGTTCGTCAGGTACATCGGGTTCATCTGGCACATCGGGCACATCGGGTACATCGAGTATAATTAAATACTCTCCTTTATTATCAGATGTACAAAATACTACTAGTGAAATAATTGTACTTTCAACATCTATACCTGCTAATACTTGGATTGGTGGAGAATTTATAGCTTTAGGGTTTAATGCTACACATAGAAATTTTTCAGGTAGTAATGCAAATCTAACAATAAAATTTTATTATGGTTCAGATTCATTAACATTATTAAATTCATCTTTAGTATTATCAAGTTCAACAATAGGTCATACACAAAGAGGATTAGTTGCATATAGGGATGGTTCGGATATATTGTTATTTACATCATCCGATTCTATACCAGCAATGAGTGTAAACTTAACAACATCTTCTATTGTTACTGATAGTTTTAGTTCTGTTACTATAACAAATCCAGGGTTTTCTACTACTAAAAATATCCAGATATCTATACAATGGAGTGTTGCTGATACTCAAACGTATTTCTTAATTAGAGATGGTTATACATATAAAATGTAATTTTGGAATATAAATATATAAATCAATATGTTTAGTTAAAAAAAATAAATATTATGAATAAAACTACAAGAAGAAAAAAGACTATTGTACCAAATGTCGAACATGTAGATAATAAAATAAATCAAGAAGAATTAGAAAAAAAGAAAAAATTAGTACCACCAAAAACTTTAAATAATATAAAATTAACAGAAAAACAATTACAATTAATAAAATTAATAGATGAAAATGATATTACGATTATAACTGGACCAGGTGGTACTGCAAAAACTTTTGTAACTTGTTATTATGCATTAAGTTGTTTAAAAGACCATAAATTTGAAAAAATTATTTTAACTAAACCCGTACAAGAAGCTGGTGAAAATTTAGGATTTTTACCAGGTACAATAGATGAAAAAATTGCACCACATTATGAAAGTTATAGAAGTACATTTCTGAAAATGATAGATTCTCCAACATTAGAAAGAAATTATAAAAATGGTATTATTGAAAATAAACCATTAGCATTTATGAGAGGTGCAAGTTTTGAAAACTGTTTAATAATTGGTGATGAATTTCAGAATGCTGATATTAGAAGTTTGATAATGTTTATTACAAGAATGGGTAAAGGTTCTAAAATTATCATTTGTGGTGATATCAGTCAATATGATATTGATAAGCAATATATTGCATTGGATTATTTACCAAAACTAATAGGTGATATACCAGGCGTCGGTGTATTCACGTTTACAGAAGATGATATTATGCGACACTCTATTCTTATAGAGATAACAAAAAGATATGAGATGGCTAAAAATACTGATTTATTTCCAAAAAAGAAAAAACAATAATTATGCAAGAAGTTTTTAATGGTGTAAAAATAACTAAAAAACCTATAAATAAAAAGGATATTCCAGATGGTAGAGATTGGAACGACTCAGAAAAAGAAATTTATTATAAAAATTTAAGAAATAATTATAATAATTGGAAAAATGAAACGGTTAAATTATTATATGATTTTAAAATATTAGAATATAAAAATCATATAAATAATAATAATTCACTAGAAGAAAAAATGATAACTGCATTTAATAATGGAATTAATCCTATTGATTTTGTTAAAAATTTACAAAAATAAATTAATAAAAAATAAACAAAAATTATATGAATAGTATAAATGAAATAGACGAATTTGAAATAGACAAAGAAGACTATCTTCAAAAAAATACTTTTAATCGTGATGAATATTTACCATTTTTATCGCAAACAGATACATTGTTATCATTAACACAAGATTTTGATCAAGAATTGGATGAAAGTGAATTGATAAATGAATAAAATATCATGGACCAATTGGGAACAAAACCTATTAAAAACTTTATCTGATATAAATGAATATGAAATATTAAGGGGTTACGTAGATAACCCCTTAATTAAAGATTACTTTCATTCATTATATGAAAAAAGCTTTGATATTTTGGATGCATATAGATATTTTAAATTAAATGGTATACAAAATTTAAATATAAAAAACATTTCTTAATTTTTTAAAAATCTACAAATATGTCTACAAATATTAATTTAATAGGAGTATCTGCTCGTAAAAGAATGGGTAAAGATACATTTTTTGAAATTTTTAATAATTTTGCTGGTAATATATACGAATGTAAAAAATTTGCAGGAAAATTAAAAACTATTTGTTCTATTATAACTGGTAAACCAGAATATAAGTTTTATGATGGTTCTTATTGTGAAGAGTTTCTCCCAGAATGGAATTTAACGATACGAGAAATTCAACAGAAGATAGGTACTGAATTATTTAGAGATTCATTAAATGAAGATGTTTGGGTAAAATCATTATTTGTTGATTTTAAACAAACATCTAAATGGATAATTACAGATGTTAGGTTTCCTAATGAGATTGAATCTATTAAATCAAATGGTGGTATAGTAGTTAGGGTAATAAATCCTAACATAAAAGATTTAAGTAACCATGTGAGTGAAACATCTTTAGATGATTATAAAGATTGGGATTATATCATATATAATGATGGTACACTAAAGGATTATGAATGTAAAATAAAAGAATTATATAATAAAATTAAAGGAAAAAATTAATGCTACCATCAAGATTCGAAGATTCTGTTTACCATACACATTATATAAAATTACAACAGGATTCTTTATCTCCAAAAGGTATAAAAGCTGATTTAAGTGATAAGATCAAAGGTGCTGAAATTAAAAATGCAAATGGTGAGATAGCAGCAATAGTATATGATAAAGAGGGTATATTTCATTATTTAAATTCTGGTGGTAGATTTTCGACATTGGCATTTCAAATTGTCAGTGAGGGTTCTTTAGATTATAGAGTATTTGTATCTATTGATGGTATACATTGGGATGATAAATGTAAAGCAATCTTATATGATTATGTTGATGATAAATTTAATTTAGGCCATATTGTTGGTGGTTCAAAAGAAAATCCACAAACCGATGTTTTTTACTATCATGTAATAGGAAGATTACATTTTAAATTGGTTATAAGTAATGTTAAAGGTTCATATTTTATAAATGCATTGGATTAAAAATGTTTTTGAAAAAAGAAATAAATTCATTGAGAAAATCATTTAAATTATTTTTATTTACTATTAAAAATAGGAATAAATTTAAAGCTGATTCTGATAAAATAAAAAAAAGATTAAATATTTGTAGGGGTAACACATTAGAAAATAAATGTGAAAAAATAGATGATTCTAAAAATTTTTTATTTATTAAAAAAGATAAGTGTTCCGTTTGTGGTTGTTATCTTAAAATAAAAACTAAATTGGACTTTGAAAAATGTCCATTAAATAAATGGTAAAAAATAACAATCAATCATGTTTTTAAGTACAACACCAAGTAGTTCAATAACAGATGTTTTATATCAATTATTTTCATGGAACATTTTAACTTTTATAGCAATATTAATAATTTTAGGAATTACCTCAATATTAATAAAACTATTGGGAGATTTTACAACAAAAAGACTTATTGCCTTTATACAAAAGGTATTGAGTAAAGAAGAACATAAATTAACTAAAGATATAAGAACTATTATAACACATGTTAATTCAGATTTAGCAGAATTAAGGATAGAATTAAATGCTGATAGAGCATTTGTATATCATTTTCATAATGGTACACAATTTACACATAAATATCCTAGCTGGAAAATGTTAAATACGTACACTAAATCTAAACCTGGTATTTCACAAAAAAGAAGAAATGCAAAAGGTGCAGAAGAGGTAAGTTTAATATGGGATGATTATCTCAAATCTTTATGGTTTGTTAATGATGATAAAAATCCTGTAGGTGTTTATGATTTAAATATAAAAGATGTATGTCATTCATCTAATGGAGATTATCCTGTAAAGGTTTTACTTATAAAAGTAAAAGAATTAAGTTATGCGGGTATAGCAAGAATAGAATTAGAAGATATGGGTATTGATACATTTATAATATCTCCAATCATGGATTCAGATATGGAAAATATAATAGGATTTATAGGTGTTGATTATAATTCATCAATAAATACTGATAATATTAATTTTTGTAAATTGTGTCAATTTTCTGCAAGATTATCTATGTATTTTTCGGATAATGAAATACCAGATGATCAATTTATAAAGCTTTCTAAAGAATCTTTAGATAATAGTTTAACAATTTAAGGAATATCGAATGTTAATAAAATATGAAGGTAATAATTTAAGTATTAATGAAAATGATATATCTATAGTAAAACCTATTACTATTAGAGTTAATGATATAGAAGAAGATAAAAGTAAAGATTTTTTTGATAGGTTTGAAGAGGCAGAGAATACTGGACAAAATATAATACCTATTATAATAGATTCATATGGTGGTGATATTTATTCATTATTTGCAATGATTGATTGCATAAAAGAATCTAAAAAAATAGTAATGACTATATGTAGTGGTAAAGCATGTTCCGCAGGAGCTATATTATTATCATGTGGTCACGAAGGTTATAGATATATAACGCCAAATTCATCTGTAATGATACATGATGTATCTAGTGTTTTGATGGGAAAAGCAGATGAAATGGGGGCTTCTATGAAAGAAGTAAACAGAGTTAATGCACAATTATATAAAATATTAGATGAAAATTGTGGACAAAAACCAGGCTACTTCAAGGAAAAAATTAAAAAATTAAAAAATGTTGATTTTTGGTTAACTCCCGAAAAGGCTTTAGAGTTTAATCTTATTAATCATATAGCTGTTCCAAATTTAACTTATAAAATTGATTATAATTTTTTATTGAATGTTTAATCTTTATATTTGTATATTTTATATTCAAAATTTAAGCCGTTATCTAAACAAGCTTGTTTTTTTAATTCTTGTACCTCGGGATTTATTTTTATAGTCCATATTGATTTTACTTCTATAATCTTATTTTCTTCTATTAAAAAAGCATCTGGATAATATCTGTGTTTCTTACCATCTTTGGTATTATACCAGATTTTACCTAAATATTTCTCTATATCTTTATTTTCAATTAAAATATTAGATTCCGAATAATTCCCATTAATGATGATCTACTCTTAGTTTTTAAGATATTATCAATAAATTCTACTAATTCTTTTTTATTCATGATATTAAACTTTTTTTAGTTATATTGTATAATTTATATATTAAATAATTAATATTCTTTTTTAGAACAACAATGTATTTCTGTAAATAAAATGGCATCTAAAAATAAAAGGGAAATTGTAGCCCTAGATGATAAAAGTCACATCTTGTTAAGACCCTCGATGTATGTTGGATCAATTGATCAAACTGAAGAAAAAATACCAATTATAGAAAATAATGAACTTATTTTAAAAAATAAAGTTTTTTCTATAGGTATGCATAAATTATTTGGTGAAATAGTTGATAATTCTTTTGATGAATTAAAACATCTTTATCAATTAAAGCCAACTTATAAAGGTAAAATTGAAGTAAGAATAGATACATCCCACAATCTTGTTTCAGTTGAAGATAATGGACGAGGATTTTATAAAGGTTTAGATATCAATGAAAAAACAGGACTTAATAATATAGTAACTGCATTTTCACAATTAAGAGCTGGTTCTAATTTTAATAATGATAATGAAGAATCGAATTTAATTGGTACAAATGGTGTAGGCTCTTCGGTTGTTAATGTTTTATCAGAATTATTTTCTGTTGAAACTGGTGACGGTAAATACAAGTATAAACATACTTGGGCTAAATTTGAAACTATAGAATCGGAAACCGAATATGGTACTTTTAAACCTGGTACAAAAGTTATATTTATACCTAGATTTGATATTTTTGATAGTTTATGGGATTTAGAATTATTAACCACTAATATGATATTTAGAAATATGCTCAAAAAAGATGATGAGTTTATTTCTAATTTAGATTTTAAATTCTATATTGATGATGTATTAGTAAATCTAGACGTTCCTTTCATGCCTAAAGAACGATTATTAATTAAAAATAGTAATTCGTTAAAGGTATATACTTGGCAGACCACAGAGAATTCTACAAGCGTATCATTTGTTAATGGTTCTATGTGTACAGGTATACATCAAAAAATGATGCAAGAAATTATAAATGATAAAGTTTTTGATTATGATAAAGCGCATTATTTATATGAAACTTTGATGGTTTTAAACCTACCTCCTAAAAATGTCAAATTTGCAGACCAAAATAAAACGAAATTTTCTTCTACAAGAAATGAATTAAATGGCGTTTTACAATTTGACATACCTGATAAAGAAATTAAACAAATAAAAGAATCTGAATGGTATAATATAGTCAATAATGATATTGAAAATACTCTTAAAAAAGAGGAGATGAGTAAATTAAAAAAGGCTAGAAAAAATTCAAAAAAAATATCAGATAAGTATTTTCCAAGTCAAAGGAAAGAAAATTTATATTTAGTAGAAGGTAATTCTGCAAGAGGTTCTATTTTACAAAAAAGAGATCCAAATGTTGATGCAGTTTATACATTGCGTGGTAAATTAAAAAATGTAAAAAGTATATCAGATTTATCATCCAATGTTGAAATAATTGACCTGATAAATATTTTAAATTTGAATTTAGAAGATAAAGGTTCAGATGTAAAATATAAAAGAATAATAATTGCAACGGATGGTGATGTTGATGGTAACCATATAGCATCATTAATACTTAACTTTTTTAATAAATGGTTTCCAAATATTATTAAACAAGGTAAACTTTATAAATTAATTACACCATTAGTTTCAATTGAAATGAAGGGTAAAAGAAAATATTATTATTCTTTGGATGATTTTTCAAAAGAAACAAATAAAACAAATGCTCGTTATTTAAAAGGTCTTGGTAGTAATGATCTAAAGGATTGGGAATACATATTTACAAATCTAACATTAGAACGAATGTCTCCTGATGAATATTCTGATAAAATATTAACAATTGTTTTTGGTAATAATGCCAATTTACGTAAAAAATGGTTATCTATAAAATAATATGAATAAAGAATTTGAAGATTATAGACGTAAAAATAAAAAACGTGTAAATAAGGTAGATCCTATACAATTAGAAGAAGGGGAACTTTTCCAGGATTGGGTAAAAGATACTTTGAAAAATAATGGTATATTTATAGAATATTATAAATCTGAAATTTTTCAAAGAGAATTTGGCGAAGGTCCATCAGGATTTGAAATTAAATTAGATAAAAGATCTACTGGATATCGTACAGGTAAACCTCCAACTAATAGATTAAGTATCGAATATAATAAAGAATATAAAAATAGATATAATGTTAAAAATTGGATGAAAAGTGGTATTTTAAATCATGCTAGATTAAAATATTATGTTCAAGGTACTCCTGATATTTTCTGGATATTTGAAAGAGATATTTTAGAAGAATTACTTAATTTAAAAAGAAATTCTGATCAACCTTTCTTTGAAAGAAAGGTGCATAAAACTGATTCTGAATACCATGCATCTCTTAAAAGTTATTTATTATCATTTGATTATTGTGATAAATTTGCAAATATTAAATTTACAAATATTAATAATAAAATGGTAATGGTTAAAAATAATGATGTAATTTATAATCTTGAAAAATTAAAAGAACAAATTAAAAATTCTAAAAAAATATTAGAACAATCTATAAAGGAATTATTTTCATGAGTGTAGAATACAGAAAAATGATATATAGACAAGATTTACAAAAAGAACCAGATACATATTTTTTATTTGGTGATAATCTTTTAGAAATTGGTATGGGCGGTCAAGCAGCAGAAATGCGAGGAGAACCAAATGCCATAGGTATTCCAACAAAAAGAAAACCTTCTTGGACAGAAGATTCATTTTTCAGTAATAATGATATATTTGAGGCTTGTTTTTATATAGATAAAGCATTTGATAGAATACCTGTCGATGCAAATGTTGTTATACCAGAAGATGGTTTAGGTACAGGATTAGCAGAATTGCCAACACGTTGTCCTTATATTTATAAGTATATTCTAGATAAAATAGAAAAGTTAAAAGAAATAAATAAAATAAAAGTAAAAAATTATATATATCGATTAGATATAGAAAAATATAATCCTTGGATTGAAAAAACTGTGGAATATTCAGCATATTGTTCATCTAAAGAAAAATGTAGAGAGTTAATATCTAATTTTAATGATAAATTAGATGTAATATGTATGATAAAAGAACATTTTAACTTGATAGAAGATGATAATTTATATGAGGGTAAAGAACAATATATTATAAAAGGTATTGATGATAAAATGATATATTATAATTGCTATATTAAGAGATTGAAAATAATATAACTCTAATTTTCATTTTTCATAAAACATTTTAAATTGAAATACGTATAATTTTTAAATTGAAATACTATAATTATTAAAAATATGACAGTTAAAAAAAGAACGATAACAAATTTCATTAATAATGATTATAAAGAATATGCTATACATACATTAACTTCACGTGGTATACCAAATTTTTATGATTCATTAACACCAGTTCAAAGAATAATTTTATTAAATTCTCCAACAAATACATCTAAAACATTGAGTGTAGTTGGTAATTGTATAGCTGATGGATATCATAGTGGCAACAGTTCGATAGAAAAATCTATTGCCAGATTAGCAAAACCTTATGATTGCTCTGAATCTTTATTAATAGGTGATGGTTTTTTTGGAAACCAAATAACGCAAGAGGCTGCTTCTGCTAGATATACTGCTGTTAAAATTAACCCAACAGTTCAAAATTTAATAAATAAATTTAAATTCTTGAATAAAAAGGATGAAGATGAATCCTATTTACCAATAGGTATAGATATACCAATAGGACTTCTACTACCAACTATAGGTATAGCAGTTGGATATAGTACAATAATATTACCAAGAAGTTTAAAGGATATTCAAAACTTTCTATCAGGTAAAATTAAAAAATTAATACCTTCATTTAAAGATTTTGATGGTAATATTCAGAAATATGATAATTTAGATAATGCATGGTTATTAGAAGGTAATGTAGAAATTATAGATAGTAAAAAAACAATTCACATACATTCTATACCACCTCTAATGAAATATCAATTACTTGTAAAAAAAATTGATAAAATATTAACTGATATTGATTATACTATACATAATAATAGTAAAAGTAATGTTGATATTATTATTAATGTTTCTAATAAAATAGAAAATTCTGAATGGACTCTTATTAAAGAAAAAATAATAAAAGCTACAAAAATAATAATAAGAGAAAATATTGTTTTTATAAAAGATAAAACTGTTTTAGAATATGATTCTGTTGAAAATTATTTAGAAGATTTTAAAATTAAAAATGAACATTTATATTTAGAATGTATAAACTTTAATTTAAAATTAAATATAAAAGAATTAAAATTTTTAGAAGCTAAACTTGAATATTTAACATGGATGAATCTTCAAAAGAAAACTAATAAACCTTTAATGGAAAATGATATAGATTTATATTTAAATAAATATACTGATGATATCAGAAAAAGATTGGATGATATTAAACTCAGAAAATTAAATGAAGATGAGTTACGTCTTACATCATTAAAAATAACTGAATATATTAATTTAATTAACAATCAGAAAATAGAATATAAGGAAAAAGAAAATTTTGTTAAAACATTATCTACAAAATTACATACAAAAGACAAGTCAATAATGACTATATACGATGAGGATTTCGAACATCTTGATGATATAGAAATATTTAAACCAACAGACGATGATGTAGAAGAAGATGTTGAAGTTCCAGATTTTAATTTTTAATATTTTTAAAATAATTAAATAATTATGGGTATAATAATAACACCTGATGGTAAAAAAAGAAGATTGAGTCCAGAAAAAGATTTCTTCACATTATATGAAATATCCGATATATTGGGTGGTTTAATTGATATATCATTTGTTGGTGATAAATGGATTTTTGTAAATAAATTAGGTCATAAACTTGATTTAGGATATAACGAAACGGCAAGTGTACTATTTAATTATCCTATAGCTGGTCCTTGTATAATAGCAGATCAAGAAGAATTACCACCACAATTCTTTATGGATGATAAGAAGTTTGATAGTAGTTATGATTATGAAGATGAAGATGATGATATTAATGATCGTATACAAAAAAGAAGAAATGAAAGCGAAACTAAAAAAGAAGATGTGAATAATGATGATAAGCTAAAAGAAGATATAATAAAAGAAGCTAATTATCTTTTATTTGAAACTGGTAAAACTACAGATGAGATACTGGAAAATTTTATAGTTTACAGAAGAGGTAATAATACTATAAATTATACAGGAAATTTAGAAAAACAATTAGAGATTTTAAACGATATGATGGACTATTTCCTAAAAATAGAAGAATATGAAAAATGCCAAAATATATCTAACTTGATGCAAATAATAAAAAAATAAACAAAAACATACTCAAACAGTATAATACTTATAAATTGTTAAACTATATTGAAAGTCCATAAAATGGCAAAAAATACACAAGTAAACACAACAAAACAACTTACATTTAATATCCTAAGTGCTTCAACATTTATGGATTTTTTGAAAAAATTTATAGTTGTTGAAGCAAATGCTTTATTAGAATTAAAAACTAATAATACAATAGTTATCAAATCATTTACCGCTAATAGAGCAGCTGTAAAAGTAGGTTCTTTAAATTTGGTAGATATTTTTGACTTTGATGATAAAGAAACACCTATAACAGAAAATATTAAAATTGGCATTTATTTTGTAGAAACTTTCATAAAGATGATTGGTATAGTTTCAGAGGGTTCTACTGATGTGTTTTTAGATATTTTCTATGAAAAAGATGATGAGGATGAATATGTTGCAACATCTGTAAATGTTTATAATAAAGATTTAAATTACAATTTTAAATGCTCCAGTAAAAAACTATTTAAACATATAGCAAATGATGTACTTGATAAAGTATTTCATACAGATGATAGTAATTTTTCTTTCGATTTTGATACTATTCATCTTAAAAAATTAGAATTGATTACATCGGTTGAAAAGGGATCAAATATAGAAATTAAATTGGTCGGTGATCAAGATGATAATGAATTATTCTTTATTACTAAAAATAGTAAATGGAAATGTGATACGTCGGTTGATGTATCAGAACCAAATACAAGTATTACTATCCAAAAGGATTATTTAAAATATTTGGATAAAGAGGAATATAAAATTTATATTAATGATGGTAAAATAGTCTTTAAAAGTTCACAAACTGAAACAAATATATCATTTGGTGCGGTTACTGGTGATGATGAATAATGTTTTCTTAAATAAAATAGGGAGTATTTTTTACTCCCTATTTTTTATTAAATTAATATGAAATTAAAATATTGTAATATAGACCCCAATAATTCATCGATAGATGAAATAAAACAAGAAATAATAAGATTAAAAAAAATTAAAGATGATAATGAAAATTTACAAATGGCATTAAAGATTTTTATTAATTCTGCATATGGTGCTATTGGTAATCAATATTTTCAATGTTATAATACAGATGTAGCAGAAGCTATAACTACACAAGGTCAAGATTTATTAATGTATGCTATTAACTCCATTAATAATTACTTTAAAGAAAAATGGCACTTAGATAAAGAATTGCATGATAAACTAGGTATAAAAGTGTTACATCAATTAACAGGTGATGCTGTTAAATATGGTGATACCGACAGTGTGAATTTTGATACATTGATTAATATTAGTAATGATATTAAATTACCAGTCTGGTTTATATGGGAAGAATTTTCTAAACTTGAAGGTTTTATAATAGATTCTTTTGGTCATGAAATTGTACAAAATACTTCATTTAAAGTTTTAAATTATACTAAAAATAATGATATAAAAGAAGTTGAAGTATCTAAAATTATAAGGCACAAAGTTAATAAATCTAAATGGAAATTAAAAACAAAGTCTGGTAAAGAAATAATAATGACAAATGATCATTCAATGATAGTATTTAGAGATGGTGAAAAACTAGAAGTTAAACCATGTGAAATATTAAAAACAGACAAAATTTTAGTTTTAAAATAATTTTTATCCTGTATCAGCATATATAACATTATAATAAAAAATAATGATTATATATGTTATTAGAATTAATAAAACAGTTCAGGATTGATAAAAATAAAAATACATTTAAAAATTTACAAATGTATGTTGATCATACAGCTACACAATGTAGATTGTGCAATGATGTAATATATTATGATAATACTATTGTACGTTATAATAAAAAAACAAAGGAATTTAAATATGGTGGTACAACATATAAAACTTGTAAAATAATTAATGATAAAGAATATAATTTAACAGTTTGCCAATCTTGTATGGAATATACTTTTGAAAATTATAAAAATATCAATAAAACTAAGGTATATAATATAATGTCTGATATGACAAAATTTGCATTTGATATTTCAGATGTTGATTTTCTTAATTCAAGAGACCGTTATGCCATGACATTAGATAATATGATTAAAAAATATGGTAATGATGAAGGTTTAAAAGTATGGAATAATTATTGTAGTAAACAATCTGAAACCAACACATTCGAATATAAAAAAGATAAATATGGTTGGTCAAAAGAACAATTTGAAGAATATAATTTATCAAGATCCATAACATTAGATAATTGTAAAAAAAGACATGGTGATATTAAAGGTGAAAAAATATTTAATGATTATATAGAAAAACAAAGAACTGCTGGTATAACATATGAATATTTCATAGAAACTTATGGTAAGGAAATAGGTGAAGAAAAATATTATAATATGTTATCTAAAAAATTGGAAGCTTGTTCAAATAGAAAATATCAGCCGGTTTCAAAACAATCAAAAATATTTTTTAAAAAATTAGAATCAGAATTAAAAAAATATAATATAACAGATATTTATTATTCTTTAAAAAATAAAGAAAAAAGAATACTATTAAAATCCTTAAAAAAGATTATAAGTTTAGATTTTTATATATCAGATTTGAATATATGTATAGAATATAATGGTGATTTATTTCATGGAAATCCTAAAATATTTGAAGCCAATGATATGCCTCTATTAAAGATTTTAAATAAAGATATTAAAGCTTGTGAACTTTGGGAAAAAGATAATTTTAGATATTCTGCTCTAAAAGAAGAATATGGTATAACAACTTATATTATTTGGGAATCTGATGTTCCTAAATTAAATATTAAAGATTTTATAAATAATACTTTAGGTATAAAATGATTGAATATTATTTTGATGATGTTGAGAGTTGTGAATGTATAGGTAATTTTGAAGATGAATATGTATATGATTTAGAAATTAATGATGATACACATACATTTATAGCTAATGATATACTTGTACATAATTCTAGTTATGTATCATTCGAAGAAGCATATGATTCTGTCATTGAATGGAAAAATGGTAAAATAGATCCTATAGAATTCATCCGTTTAGTTTATAAACACAGATTAAATGATTATTTTATTAAAATGCATGAGAAATATGCAAAAAAATGGAATACAGAAAATTTGCACGAGTTTGAAATGGAATCTATATCATATGCTGGTATATGGACTTCTAAGAAAAAATATGTGTTGGATATGGCATGGAAAGATGGTGGTGAAAATGGTATTTATTATAAACCACAGCAAAAAATATATACCAAAGGTATTGAAACTTCTCAATCTTCTTATCCAACATTTGCCAGGGAATCATTATTCAGTTTAATAAAATTTATTATTGAAAAGGGTAAGAATTTTGATACAACTGTTTTTATGAATAAAATAAAAGCATTGAAATCTGATTTTAAATTACAAAATATTGAAAACATTTCTTTATCTAGAAATGTTAATGATTATGAAAAATATGTTTTGAATGATAGAAATGGTTTAGAACTAGAATCAAAATGTCCAATTCATGTAAAAGCTGCCGCAATACATAATTATAAATTAAATAATTCCAAATATAAAAGTAAGTATAATTTGATAAAATCTGGTAACAAAATAAAATATTATTATGTTAAAGATGAATCAAAATCTTGGGAAGTTTTTGGCTACGCACAAGGTAATTTTCCAGCAGAAATAGCTCCAAATTTCGATTATGATTTAATGTTTTCTAACTGTATTTTAGATCCTATAAATAGATTTATGGAAGCATTAGGTAAACCAAAAATACCATACAATTTAGTATCTGTTAAAACTTTATTTTAAAATATGACATACATAGATATAATATTAATATTTATAATATTTTATATTCTTTATACTTTATATAGAACTAGAAAGATATTATCTAATTATATATCATATAATGATGAACAACAGCAAAAAATGTTAAAAATTATTATAGATATGTCTATTGAATTTAAAGACTTTAAAAAGGACTATAAGATTTCAAATGATAAATTTGAAATCTTTAAAAGAGAATACAGAAATGATAAAACATCTATTCTTAAAAATATTAAAAAAATTCAAAATGAATCTCAATAAAAATAATGAAATTATTAAACCAGTAATTTTAGATATAGAAAAAAAACAAAATAATACATCATTTGCTTATATTGTTAATGATACATTAAAAATATCAATATCTGTACAATCAGGATGTGTTATAGGTTGTAAATATTGTAAGTTTGGTAATTCCTTTTATAGAAATTTAACATTAGATGAAATGAAACAGCAATTAAATACTGTTTTGGATTCTGTTAAAAATACAAATGAAAAATATTCAAGAGTAGAAATTGATAATTTATGTAGTGGTGAACCAATGATGAATTGGGTAGAGGTTGAAAGATTTGTAGAGTATTGTAAAAATTTAAATTTTACATTTAATCTTTATACTGTTGGAGTAGAATATCCAGATATTTTAAGTAGAATTTTAAATATGTCTTTAAAATATAAAGATTTTAATTTATTTTTCAATATAACATCTTTGAATGATAAAGATAGAAATGATATGTTTAAAAATCATGGTATCTTATATTTAAGATTACAAAAGATTGTTAATTATTGTAATAAATATAAATTGAATACTGGTAAAAAAGTAAATATATTATATCATTATACAGGTTTCGAATCTATTTCTGATATTGAAATAATTAAAAATAAATTTACAACTTGTAATTTTATTATTAAATCTATAATCAAAACAGATGAAACTGATAAAAATATAGATTTATTTAAACAAAAAATATCGGATTATGTACAAGTAAACATACCAACAGTAGAAGATTATTATATAGATGATGCAATGTATAAAAAATAATAAGTGTTATGGAAAATTTCAATGTCGATGATTTTTTAACAAAATATAAACCGATAACCGAAGGTGATGGTGCCGATAAAAAATATCCAAGTGCATATATTGGCCCCTTAATAAAGGATATAATTATTTTTATAAATTGGATTATATCATATATAAATACGAAAATTTCTGATTTGAATGGTCAAATGAATACTAAATTCACTGCGGTGGATGATAAATTTGAAAATTTAGTAACTGATATAGAAGATATTAAAAAAGAAATTAAAAAATTAGATGCGAAAATTGATGCTAATCTAATAGCAGCAAATAAACATACAGATGATGAAATACGACGTTTAAGAGATGATTTAGGAATTTAATTTAAAAATATATGAGTAAAAATATAACACAATCTGGTATAAGTATATTTGGTTTGTTAGGTATAGCATTCGTAATTTTAAAATTATGTAATGTTATTGATTGGTCTTGGTGGTATGTTACATTACCGTTTTGGGGGTGGATTTGCATTTTGGGGAATATTAACCTTATTTTTTCTATTGCTAACAGTTTTATTACATATGATAAAAAATGAATAATATAATTACTACAGGACCAACTTCAAACTTAAAATTTGAAAAAGCTAAAATACATGACGGACTTATAATAGTTCGAGAAGAATCAAGAAAAGGTGTTATAGGATATTTAAATTTTCATCCATTAGAACAGTCATGGTTTTGGTTTATAATGAATGAGTATAGTTTATTCTATAATACAGAAGATGAAGCTATGGAGAGCTTGATACACACGTTTCTTACTGAAAAATATAATAACATTGCCAAAAAAATTGGCACATTTAATAACGAACAATATACAAAGAAATAATTATGGCTAAAAGAACAGAAAGTGCACCATTTTCTTTTGCAACATTTTGCAATCATTTGACAAAAATCAATCCAGAAAGTTCAGTGCTAAAAAATAATCCATTTAGTAAAATTAATGCGTGGATTCCATTAGGTAATTATTTATTAAATGCACAAGTAACTGGAAGTCTTTTTAGAGGTATACCAGAAGGTAGAGTTACTATGATTGCTGGTCAAAGTGGATGTTTACCTGGTAGTGAAACAATTGATTGTTATATAATGAAAACTTTGAAAAGAGATAGAAAAATAAATACTGAAAGCTAGACATTCTGGTTAACTTTTTTAATATATAAAATAAAAAAGTTAATATGAATAGAAAGAAAATATTTTTTGATAATGATTATGCATTAACTTTTGATTCCTTTGTAAAGGAATTAAATAAGATGTATAGTATATTAAATACTAATAATTTAGATTTTTTAAATGATAAGTATGTTAAATATTTAGATTTATATGGTAAATATAAATCTAAAGAAATAACTTTATTATCTAGATTTGATATGAGATTATTAGGATTTGAACCTATAATGTCCAATAAATCTATAGATTTTTATATTAATAGAGGTTATTCTATTAGTGAAGGTTCCGAATTGATTAGTAAATTGCAAAAAACTTTGAGTATAGAAAAAATTCAAAAAAAATACTCTTTGAGTTATTATGATGCTATTATAAAAAGAAAAGAATTATACGATGATATTCATACAAAAATGAATAATACATTTAATTCTAAATATTCTGATGTTGAAATAAAAAATATAAATTTAAAAAAAGGTTCATCATTAAGATATGATTATTTTTTAGATAAAATAAATCCAATTACTGGTATATTTTATACTATAGATGAAGCTAAATTACAACTTAAAAAAAGACAATCTATAGGTTCAGCATCAAGAAAAGAAAATAATAAAATAAATCATAATTATAAAATTCAATATAATACAACTCTTGAATATTGGATGCAATATGCTGATAATGATATAGAAAAAGCTTATAAATTATTGATTGATAGACAATCGACATTTACTTTAGAAAAATGTATTCTTAAATATGGTGAAATTGAAGGTACAAAAAAATTCTATGATAGACAATCTAAATGGGTTGAAAAAATGAAAAATAAAACTATAGAAGAAAAAACATCTATAGCTTTGAAAAAATTTAGAAATAATAATGTAAGATTTTATTCAAACGAATCAGTTAAATATTTTGATATTATAATAAAAGAATTAAATTTAGATTTGATATACTTATATAAAGATTCTGAAATTTTTTTAAATATAGATGATAAAATATATTTTTATGATTTTTGTATACCAGAATTAAAAATTATTATAGAATATAATGGCTCGCATGTACATCCATCACTTCTATTAACAGAAGATGAAAAAAATGTATGGAAACATCCATATTCTAAAGATAATTATTACGAAACAATAAAAAAAGAAACTCTTAAAAAATATTGTGCATTAAACAATAATTATAAATATTATGTTATTTATGATTATGAAAAATTTGATAAATTAAATTTTATATTAAAGGAAATAAAAAATGAATTTTACAGAACAAGAGATGTTGAATGAGATATTATATTATAATCCTCATTATGTTATACATGATTTAGATTGCATTAAAAATGATTTTTATGGTATAATAGAAAAAAATAAACAAACAATACCAATAAAAGATTTAATTTATAATCATAAAGAAGATGAGATAATAATTGATACACCTGATGGTTACCAATCAATTGGTGATTTTTGGATAAAAAATGAAAGAGTTATTAAAAATATTTTTACAGAAAATTATAAAAATAAACTTTCATGTTCAAATGATCATTTGATAGAAACTGATAATGGTTGGTATCATGCAGATGAATTATCTATAGGTGATAATATTCTTACTAAAAATGGATTAGAAAAAATTATTGATATTGTAACTAATAATGATAAAGAAATAGTATATGATTTTGAAGTTGAGCATGAAAATCATAGATATTGGGCAGGTACAGGTTTTGATAATATGGGTATATCATCACACAATACAGGTAAAACATATTTAGCATTGAATTCTGCCAGAGAAGCCCAAAAAATGGGATATTATATCATTTGGATAGATACTGAAAATGCAGTTGATATTGATATGATGGAACGTTTTGGTATTAATTCAGAACTGGTCGATTATCAACCAGTGGATGATATTAGTATGGCTATAAACTTATTGAGAAATATTGCAGAACAATTAAATATTCAACGTAAAAGTGGCGGAGAAATGCCAAAAATATTTGTTGTTTTAGATTCATTAGGTAATCTTTCTACTTCAAAAGAAAAAGCTGATACTCTAAGTGGTGCTGATAAAAAAGATATGACAAGACCAGCAGAAATTAAAAAATTATTTAGAGTTATGATTAGAGATTTTGGTATTTTAAAAATACCTTGTGTAATTACTAATCATACACATAAAGATATTGGTAGTTTTATAACACAAGATGTTATTGGTGGTGGTGGCGGTGCTGAATATAATCCGTCAGTAACACTAATGCTATCTAAGGCTCAATTAAAAGAAGATAATGTAACTAAAACAGGTATTATAGTTACTTCTAAATTAAAGAAGTCTAGATTTACAAGAGAAATTCCAATTAAATTTCATATCTCTTTCTTGAAAGGTATGAACCCTTATGTTGGATTAGAAAATTATGTAGATTATAAAACGTGTGGTATTGGTAAAGGCAAACTTATAGATGGTGTATATCAAGAAGATACATCAGAAACGCCAAAATATTATGCAATAGAGCATTTAAATAAACATATTAAAGCTAAAGAACTTTGGTCTTCTACTATTTTTACAGATGAAGTTCTTCGTAAATTGGATGAAAAGATAAAAGTTATTTTTGAGTTTCCTGATCCAATGAAAGCTCAGATGGAAGAAATAGATGAGATTATCGGTATTAATACAGAAACTGGTGAAATATTAGATTATGACGATGATGATATTTTATTAAAAAGTTGATTTTATGTCTAAATCTATAAGTTCATTTTTAGATATACCTATTAGTGCCTTACAGAAGGAAACCGAATATATTACAGAAGAAGCTGGTATTATATCAGTTTTTATAGATGATAAAACAGAACTTGTATCATTATCATCTAAACATAATTATAAAGATCAACTCCTGATTCCTCCAGAGATAAAAGAAGAGTCTGATTCTTTCTTAAAAAGAAAAGAGCAGGAAGAAAATGATAGGAATATTAGATTAATAGAAGAAAAACTAAATATGGGAAGATCTATTCCAGTACCAATTAGACCATACTTAACAGATTCATATAAAAGAGAGATGGATAATGTTAAACATTATTTTGGAGAACAAGAAATGTATGATATTTCCTTTTCAGATTTAAATGATGAGGATAAAAATATTATATTGATATCTAATGAAGTTCATCTGTACGATTGGGAAAAAAGAATAGAAAACGATCAAAATAAATTTGATAAAACTATAAATGATATTAAAAAAATATCATCATTACTTTTAATTGGATTTAATATACTATTTATAATATTCATACTTAATATGCCACCACCTATACAACCGTTTGTTTTATTAGTACTTTTTGGTTCAGCATTTTTATATTTTTTTGGTATAAAAAACTTAAATGATTTTGAATATATTAAAAAAATAAAATATGATAAATTTATAAATACCGAATCGCCAGAATTTATAAGGATGAATGATTTAATATTACCAGAATCTAAAAAATATAAAACTAAATTTAATTCTGGCACAAGAGTTTCAAATACTATAGATTTATCAGAGATAGGATTTCCATTATATCCTAAAAAACCTACATTTCCAACAAATACTCCTAGTAGATATTAAAATGGAACCAATAAATAAAGATAAATTAGAATTAAAATATCATTTAAACGTTTATAAAAGTTTAAATGAAGAACCAACAGCAACAGATCTTTTATATGAGTTGTCAAATGATGATGATATTTTAAGTGATAAAGAAGTAACATTAAATCATATTAAACATTCATTATCATTTAAAATTGATAATGATAAATTAGAAAATTTATTACGTATTTTAATTAAACAAAATTACATATTAAACGTACAAAATAATAAAAAGACTAATAATTATAAATTAATTGACCATCCATGGAAATAAATAATATTGAACATATTAATCGTATAAGAGATACCATAGAAAATGAATTAGATGATTATTATGGTAGTATATTTCATAAAATATTTGATTTTTTGATTGAAAAAGGTTTTAATGATAAAAAGTCAAATATAATAGAAATTAAAAATGTCACAATACATTTAGAATCTAGATTTATAGAAGATGGTGAATTATTTCCTAATGGACCTATAGGTTTTTCACACACTTATCCACCAAATAGTGATTACACATTCATTTTTTCAGAATGGGCTTCTATAATGAATGGAACATATAAGTTGTATAATTTTAGTAGTTCTAAACCAGAATTAATAGTTGACGATGATATAAAAGTTAATATTTTAATATTAAATGGTGGTGGGTATTCAGCTAGAGAACCATTTAATGATTTCAAAACATCAATTTTACAAAAATTTATACCACATATTAGTGAAGATTGTATTATAATTATAGAAAATGATTATAATGGAATAAATCATGCCAAAAAACTTTTAATAGAGCATGGTTATAAAAATATAGAAAATATTTTTTATTATGAAAACAATTGATATTGAATGTGAATGTCCAAATTGTGGTCATGTTTGTAAAGAAGAATTAAATTTACATGTTGATGATTTAGTTTTGAGTGATGAAGAATTATTATATCATTTATTATATAGATTTAATAAAAATGATATTTACGAATTCTTGTTAAGACACGATTTATTACCAAATTAATTGAAAGAAAAAATATGTTAGATGTTTCCCAAGAGAAAATTTTATACCATGCTATACGTAAAAAGATTGATTTTTATAATTTAACTGATCCACAATATTTTAGTAATAATGATATTAAAATAATCTTTAAATTAGATAAAGAATTTACTTTAAAATATAAAAATGTACCAACAAAACAACAATTATTTCAAATCATAAATCAAAGAAATATAAAGGATATTACGGAATCAAAATTAGATTCTATATTTGATTTGGATATAAATGAATATGATAATAATTGGGTAGATGAAACTATAGAATTTTGGATAGAATATCAAACATTAGTAACTAGTATAGTAGATACTTCGGATTATTTACAATCGACAAAAGTTGATTCAACCAATATTAAAAAAGTTGTACAAACAGTAAAAGATACTATATTAACCAGAAATAATATAAATTTAGATTTTGATTTAGGATTAGATTTTTTTGATACAGCTAGTCATAAACAATTAATAAATGATACATTTTCTTCCGGATATCCATTTATAGATCAATGTCTGGGTGGTGGATTACAAAGAAAAACATTGGTTGTTTTTGCAGGTAAAAGTAAGATTGGTAAATCAATATGGCTAAGTAATTTAGCAGTTAATGCTGTAAAATCTGGTATCAATACATCATATGTTTCATTTGAATTAAGAGATAGAGGTGTAATTAAAAGATTAGGATCTAATTTATTAAATATACCTATAAGTACATATTATTCTTATGCAGAACAAGAAACAAGAATAAAGGATAAATTAGAAAATATTACTTTAGATGTATTAACAGCAATACCAGGTAAATTAATAGTAAAGGAATATCCAGCATCGACTACTGGTGTACCAGATGTAGAGAGATATTTACAAAAATTAGAGGAAGCAAAGGGTGAAAAATTTGAATTGATAGTTATAGACTATATCAATTTAATGCAGGATTGGAGAAATCCAAATTCAGATAGTACATATTTGAAAATAAAAAGAATAGCAGAAGATTTGAGGGGTATGGCAACCAGAAATAATTGGTGCATAGTTACAGTTACTCAAGTTAATAGAGCGGCAGTTAATTCAAATGATATTACCATTGAAAGTATCTCAGAATCTATGGGTATTGCACATACAGCCGATGCTGTTTTTGGAATTATGCAAGATGAAATGCAAAAATTAGAAAATACTTATATCTTAAAAGCATTAGCATTGAGAGATGCTACCACTAGCGAAGATAGAAAACATTTTCATATAGATTATGAACATATGAGAATAACTGAAAAAATGGAATCTGGAACATATTTTAGTTCCGATTCTTCTTTTGAAGATTTAACTCGATAAAAAAAATACCTTTATGATAATATTTACAAAAGAAGAAATTGACGAATTAAAAAAATCAATAAAACGTCAAAGAAATAGAAATGGTAATGATAAGATATTAGATAACACTTTAAATAGAGGAGAAATAGAATATGAATCCTTTAAATCTATTAAAGTTGATGATTCATGGTATGGTTCTCAGTCATCAGAAAAATATAATTCTTATGATGAATATAGAAACATAGCATTGAATGATATGATAGAAGAAATTTATAATGGTACATATTGGCAAAAATATTATTCTAATAATATTAAAAAGAATATACCAAAACAAGAGCTTTCTGAAATTTTTTCATATATAAAATTACAGATATTAGATCCCACCATAACCAATGTAGAAATATTTATAGGTATAGCAAATTTTTTAAGTGCTAATTATAAAATATTATATGATGTTATACCAACAGAATTTAAAATACAACTGATACAAGAATTAAATAAAGATCATAAAAGATTAAAAAATGATAATATTATAAAATTATTCTAAATATGAAAAAAGAAAAATATGAAAATGTAGATATAAGTTTATTTCATGTTAAAATATTTGATAATAAATATTTTAATAAAACAACATGCGATTTATTTAAAAAAAATATAGAAACATGTTCAATTGATATTGAAATATTCAAAAATAATTTTGCCTGGTATTGGTATTGCATTGCATGATTTGAATGGTGACATTTATATATCTTATCAATTTTTAAATTTAAAAATATTATTTTTTAATGATATTTTAAATTTATCAAAAAATGTAAATTCTAATAATGATTTAAATTTAGAAGCTACATTTACATATGATGCATTTGATATTTTTTTTAATATAAATCAACAAGATGAGAATAATTATAAAACTATAACAAATCAATATAATGTAATAAATTTTGTACACGAGGATACATTAAAAATTATGGAATATGATACTATTAATAATGAAAATTATATTCATGTAAATATTTAAAACAATGATAAATAAAGATAAAGTATACCAAATAAAAATAGATAATCCACAACATCTATATAATTTAACTATTTCAGATGAAGAGGTTGATATTAATATCATTAATGGTATAGTAAATATAAGAGAAGGTATTTATAATGATATTGTTTTAAGGAGACTTTCACCATTATCATTAGTTGCTGGAAATGATTACCAAATAATAGCAAAAGATAGTTTAATTTTCCAAAAAACTACTATTATAACAACTCCAATTCTAAACGAAAGTAAAAGTGGTGTAATTTTTCAAGGAAAAGTTTTAGGTCAATTAAGACTAGCATCAAAAGGTATAGTTCAATTTTTCATACCAGTTAATAGTGATGATATGTTAATTTATAATTTAGAACAATTAGGGAGACACAAAAATGAATGATGAAGATCAAGTTATACATGATTTAGCAGAACATATAAATACATTAGGTTCAACAGTTAAAGCGTTATTCGATTATGTTAAAGGTCAAGATTTAGCCATACAAATGTTAGGTAATTTTTTGACTATTAAATATGAACAAGAATTTGTAGATTATGCCAGAGAATTTAATGAAGAATTAAAAAACACAAAAAAAGATGAATGATAAATTTTATAATACGAAACCAGATCAATTAATAATTGGTCAAGTTTTTAAAGTAGAAGGTATTGATTATATTCTAACTGAAAAAATTAAAACAAATGGTAATTTGATACAAATTCCATGCAAAGAACAAAGATCAAATTTACCAACAACATTGCAATATAATACAATGTATCCATATGATATATATGTAGCAAAATTAAACCAAAATTACTTTTAAAAAATGAATACTGATAGTTTTAATTTAATATATGGTATTAAAGTACCATTTGATTTAATGTCATTACTTAATAGTGATGATTATTTTGATAAATATGATAATGTTGATAATAAAATTACATTAGAATATGGATTAAATTCAACTTGTTTAACTTCAGAATCATTAAAATATTCTATTGTTGGAATATCAATACCACAACATACAGATTCTTTTATTGATTCTTATCATGTTGCAATATTAAATACAGAAGAATTAAATAATATAACTGAAACTGATAATTTTAAAAAAGCAATTGGTTGTTTATTTGAATTAGTTTTAGATGTTTGGAAAAAATATGAAATAGAAAACGAAAAAAATAAAGAAATACTTTTGCCAGAAACTTTAGAATTCGATTGGTTTATTTGTGATTAAATATGAATGTTAATAAAATACATATAATTTCGGACACACATATAGGTGTAAGAAGTAATTCTATGGAATGGTTAAAAATAATGGAAGATTTTTTTTATGATTGGTATATACCATATTTAAGAAAAAATGTACAGCCAAATGATATATTAGTTCACTGTGGTGATTTATGTGATTCCAGACAAAGCATCAATTTATTAGTTTTAAATAAAGTTATTGATATATTTCAAGAAATATCAACCATACTTCCAGTTTACATAATACTTGGCAACCATGATATTTACAATAAGTCAACTAATGATATACATTCTTTAAGAATATTAAATCATATCAATAATATCACTGTTATTCAAGAACCAGAAATAATAACATTAGATAATGGTAAGACATTGTTTATGTTACCTTGGAGAGCCAATCATGAAGTAGAACGTGATACCATTTTAAATAATACAAGTGATTATTTATTCTGTCATCTTGATATTAATGGTTTTAAATTTAATAGTTTATCAAATGCTATAAATGATACAAATGATATATCATTATTTGATAGATATTTAAAAGTATTTAATGGACATATACATTATAGACAATCAAAAAAGAATGTAAATTTATTAGGATGTCCTTATCAATTAACAAGAGGGGACTCTGGAAATTCTAAAGGTGTTTATTTATTTGATCCAAACTCAAATGATTTAAAGTTTATAGAGAATACATATAGTCCACGTTTTTTGAAGTTTAAACTCTCTTTATTGCTTGAAAAAACGCTTGGAGAGTTTCAAGGCTTGACGAAAAACAATTTTGTAGACATTATAGTCACTACAGAACAAAGTACGTCTATACCATTGAACCAACTAATAGAACTTTCTAAGGAGCATAGACAGTTAAATATAATATTGGATAATACTGATACTGATATAGATGTTACTAATATAACAAATGAAAGTGAATTGATAAATTTTGACATTATAGATTTTTCTAATAGGTATGTTGATAATTTAGACTTTAGTGATAAGATGAAAAATCTACTTAAACAAAAAGTTCAATATTTGTATAATAAAGTAGTTAATGTAGAAGAGGAAGAGTAATAAGGAAAAATAAATGAAAATACTAAAAGCTAAGGTTAGAAATTTTGGTTCATATGGTAATGAATGGTTAGAATTAGATTTTACAACTGTAACTAATAGTACTACATTGATAGCTGGTGGTAATGGTCATGGTAAAAGTACTATATTTGAGATGTTTCAATTTTTAATTTATGGTAAAATATCAAATAAGAAATTGAAAGATATACCAAATAGATTAAATGAAAAATGTGAAGGTGAAATAGAATTAAAAATAAATAACCATATTTTAACTATACAACGCGGACTTTCACCAAACTATTTTAGAGTAGCCATTAATGGTGACTTTGATATTAGTGATAAAGCTGGTAAATTAAGTATACAAGAATATATTGAAAATGAATGGATAAAAATACCATATCATCTTTTTAATAATATTATAACATTATCAATAAATGATTTCAAATCCTTTATTAAGATGTCTAATAAAGATAAAATAGATATAATAGATAAGATTTTTGGTCTATCCATTATAAATGATATGTATAATTTATTAAAAATTGATATAAAAGAGATAAAAGATTCTAGCAAAGATTTAACTACTAAGACTTTTATTTTAACAGAACAAATAGATAGAGCAACTCAAGAATTAGAAAAATTATCGGAAAATATTATAAATGATACTTCTTCTAAAAAAGAAGAAATACAAAAAAATATAGAAAAATTAAAAAAACTTAAACTTGATGTATCATCCGAACTCCAAGATTTAAATGATATTCTTACACAAAGAAATTCTTCTATAAAAGATCTTCAAAAAAAGATACAATCTAATAATATAAATATTAGTAAATTAGAAGATAAAATACATTTATTTAAGCAAGAAAAATGTCCTGAATGTGGTACTCCACTACAAGATGATGAACACATTTCAATATTGCACGAATATCAAAAAAATTATGATAACGCATCATTCATTAATTCAGAATTACAAGCAGAATTAAAAGAAGAAAATAAACAAAGAGATGAATTAAGAGAAAAACAGGAAAATATACGTTCCAAAATTCAAAAAATAGATTTAAAAAATGATAATCTTTTAAAAGAATTAAGAAATATAGATCGTTCTGATAATATTGATAAACAGACATTATCAATGAATAAATTGGTGGAAGATAGTAAAGAACAATTAGATGTTGTTTTAAAGAATAAAAGTAAAATAGAAAACAAACAAAAATTCTACAAGATAGTAGATGACTTATTAAGTGAAAAGGGTATAAAACAGATGGCAATCAATACCATTATACCTAGTATGAATTTTCAAATTCAAAAACTACTTAAAGAATTGGGTCTCGAATTTAAATTGGAATTTGATAGTGAATTCAATGCTAAAATAACACATCTTGGTAAAGAAATAAGCCATTCAACATTAAGTTCTGGTGAGAATAAAAAATTAGATTTTGCAGTTATAGTAGCAATTATTAAAATAATGAAATCTAGATATCCAGGCTTAAACCTTTTATTCTTAGATGAATTATTAGCATCATTAGATACAAATTCTACAATACATATATTAAAAATATTAAATAAATTAGCAATTGAACATGCAATGCATATATTTGTAGTTCATCATGCTGTTCTTGATAATAATTTATTTGACAAAGTTATATTAGTAAAAAAGACTAATGAATTTTCGTCCATAACAATACAATAATAATTTGAAAAAAGAAACATTTCCCTATATAAATAATAATTTAACATTCGATGAAGAATTACATGAATATTATTTGAATGGTAAAGATGTTATTGGAGTCACCACATGGCTTTCTTCTTTTGATAAAGAATTTAATTCATATGAAATAGCTAAAAAAGTTTCTAAAAATCCAAATTCTGAATATTATGGATTAGATCCACGAGATATTGTTGTATTATGGGAGTCTACTGGTACACGTGGTAAAACAAAACATGATAGTATAGAAAAATGGTTAACTGGTGAAACTGAATCATGTTTAGAATCAAAATTCTTTGAAAACTTAGGTATTAATCCTGAAAATACATGGTCAGAAATAAAATTATGTTCAGAGAAATTATTGATAGCCGGTACAGCTGATATAATTACAAAAATAGATGAAAATGTTTATAAAATTTTTGATATAAAAACTTCTTCTAAATTAGGTAAAGATAAATTAGAAAAATTTAATAAACAAATATTAACTTATGGTTTATTACTTAAACATATGACCACTGATAATATTAAAATAATACCTGGTGGTATAATTTCAATAGCTCCTGTAAATTTAATATCAGAAGGTGTAAATGATAATGATGTTTTTAAAAAACCAGTCTATATAGAACCAAATTTAAGTGTATTGCCGAAATTTAAAGAAATGGTAAACCATAGAAAAAAACAAATACAATAATGAAAAAAGGTATAGCGGAATATAGAAATACAGATTATACTATTGTTACAATACATGATGATAAAACTCTTGATAAATATATGCAATGTAAGATATCATCCAATAATACAGTTTTAACTAGATGGATTCATGAACATCATATTGTATATCCTGATGGATTTTTAGAATTTAAAATAAATGATATTTGGGATGGTATACCTTGGAGAATTATAGCAATAGGACCAGCATTGTCAATTCAAGAGATACATGATTTTAAAGAAAATATACAAATTGTACCCAAAAATGTAGTTCGTAATTATAAGAAATGGAACAAATGATATGACTGATGAAGAATTAATTGAAATATTTAAAAATGCTTGTAATGATAAATTACCATCTTGTGTTATTGTCAACGGTGTTAAATATAAAAGGTGGTATAGACAAATATCAACTGGTAAATTTTATAGTACATTTGTAATAATTTATTCGGAATATGATGGTAATATTTTTAATACAAATAATACTATAATTGAAAGATGGTTTACTGGAGAAGAAAATATTTCATTTGCGGATGTGATAGATGGTGTTTTAGAATCTTTAAAAAATTTAAATAGAATTATAATAGATGATATAATACCAAAAGACCAAGAATTTCGTAGAGATTTAATAAAATTATTAAACTCATATAATAAAGAATCAGAAAGTAATACTCCAGATTATATATTAGCAGAACATCTTATATCATGTTTAAGAAATTTTAACAACTCTACTAATAGTATATCAGAATATTATGGTAGAGAAACTCCTAATAAATTAATGGAACAAATGATATGTCAAAAATAAAAACACTATTTGAAGCTAGTGAAGTTGATAGAGGTCAGGATAAATTTGATTTTAAAGAAGAATTTGGTAAAATTCCAACATCAGTTATGGAATTTGATAAAAGTAAAGAATTAATGTCTTATATTCAAGATGGTGATGTTAATACTGTTGGTGATATAGGTATGAAAAGTAAAGCTTCTTTATCTGGACAATCACTAAGACAAAGTATTTATATACCAGATCAGGTAGTTTTTCTTTTAAAATATTATTCTAGAGAGAATGATTTAATTCTTGATCCTTTTTCTGGTAGAGCAAGTCGTTCACAGATGTGTTTAAAAATGAAACGACGTTATGTTGGTTATGATATTGATCCAGAAACAATTAGACTTAATGAGCAATTATCAGAAAGAAATGGTTTCAAAAAAGAAAATTATACATTTCATTGTGGTGATGGTACAGAATTAGAACATTATAAAAATGATAAAGATATGTTTGATATGATTTTATCATGTCCACCATACTATGATGCAGAAAAATATTCTGGTGTTGATGGTGATTTATCATATATGAATACTAAAGATTTTGATGCTAAAATAGATAATATGTTTGGTCATTTATATAGATTAATTAAACCTTCATTTTATGAAAATGATGAAAATGATTCTGAAAATAAAGCTCCAATACATTTAGTAGCTATAACCGTTGGTTCTAAAAGGGATGGTAAAAATGGTATAATTGATATGGATTATATGTTTCAAACTGCTGCACGTAAACATGGATTTGTATTATGGGATAGATTGATAACAGTTAATAGATCAGCATTGACAGCATTTACATTTCGAAGAAATTATAAAAAATCATTTCTTTGTAAAACACACGAAACCACATTATTTTTTGCAAAATTTGAATAGGATTTAAAAATGAAACTATTAGATGAATACTACAAAAAAATAAAATCAATCTATAAATATTTTAATGTACCAAATAGGCACATGACATATATTATAGAAGATCATAGAGAAAATTATTGGTCTATAGATGGTGGTGTTTTAACATATGGATTTACATTAGATGAATGGAATGATGGAATGTATTGTTGTGATTTAGATTTAAATTCGGATTTATTTATTGGTAAAGAATATACTATGATGAAATTATCGTCCGATTTTGGAGATGATGATTATTTAGCTATTTTTGATAATTCTAAACAACAAATAATAGAAGAAGATGTATAAAAATTTCAAATATGAAAAATTATTAAATGGTGAAACATTTGTTACCAGTGAAAAGGGTAATTCAATGGTACCTTTAATAAAATCAGGACAAGAACACAAATTGTCACCAATTAAATGGAATGAATGCGATATAGGTGATATAGTCTACTGTAAAATAAAAGGAAAATTTTTAACTCATTTAGTTAAAGCTAAAAATAATGACAGAGGTTTATTAATTGGTAATAATAAAGGTGGTATAAATGGTTGGACAAAATTAGTTTATGGTAAAGTTATAGAAATATTATGAGTGAACCTGAAAAAATATTAATTGGTACAAAAGCTAAAGAAGAACATACTTCTATATTTGGTCCTTGGAAAATATTATACCAAATATCAATACCTGTTACAATTGAAAAATCAGAAGATGGTCAAATATTATTTAGAAAAAAAGAAGAAAAAACAAATTCTACATTTACACTATCCAAAGAAGTTGATAATTTTAAGAAAAATAAACAAATTGAAGGATATGTTTATCATGCAGATCTTTTTGATGGTGAAAAGCCTGCAAAAATAATAGGTGTTGGTAAGGATGAAATAGTTTTAAATTATTTTGATGATAATGATAATACTTATAAAGAAGTTATAGTATCAAAACAACGTTTAATTGATTTTTATTAAAAAAATACTCCTTTAAATTTAAAGCCACTAATAGTGGCTTTTTTTTATTTGAATATATATGTAATACAAAAAATATATTAAATATGGCTATCAATCATAGATATAATTTCGATGACGTATTTTTCAGAGCAGCAGCAATTGGTTTATTAAATGTATTAAATAATAAAATCAGTGTTTGGAATAGAACCGGTGATAAAGAGTATACTACTATACCTATACCATTCTTTTACGATCTTACTGGTGATGAAAGGTTTATGCAAGATTTTTACCTTGGTGATTCATTAGATGATTGTATTGATTTAAAAATAACAGAAGGCAATACTGATAGAATACCAAGGGGTGCTATACGATTAACAAATATAAATATAAATACATCATCTTTAATAAATAGATTTGAACGTGGTGAATACAGAAAAGAAAATGATGATGGTAATTTAATAACACACAATGCACCATTAAATCATATACCATTAGATTTATCATTTGAATGTAAAATAACTATAGATGGTGAGTTAAATGCTTTGAAAATTGTACAAAAAATGTTAGAAGTTTTTTATAGAACTCAAGTTTTTTATTTTTTATTTGGTGGTTTTACAATCAAAGCTCAAACAGGTTTCCCAGAGAGTGGCGGTTTAGAAAGAACATTTGAACATTCATATGCTGATGATACAATAAGAACTATTCCATTCTCATTAGAGGTTGAAACATATTTACCAGTTATAGATGAATCTTTAGATTTCTTGAAGAGTCAGAGAATTGAAGATTTCTATAATCCAATAGATGCTGATGGACATTTTGGTCAAAATACTGTAGGAGTATTTAAAGATCCTATGTATGATACTATTATACCAAATAGATCAATAATAACTGATAAAGAAATCATAACAATACCTTCTACTTCTAATAGCATAACTAACGCTTAATTATAAAAAATAAATTAAACGTTTCAAGCATAATAATATATAAGTTTATTACGAAATATTAAAAATTAGATTAATACATGAAAACATTCAAAGAACGAATTGTAAAATTGATTGATACAACTAAATTAGATTCTGTTAAGGAATCATGCAAAGGTATATTTGAAACTTCTTTACCTGATAATGATCCATCATTAAGAAAAATAATTTTGGAAAACCTAAATAAGATTAAACAACATTCAAGTTTAATCGTAGAATTTATTAGAGTAGAAAATAGAATAGATGAATTAAATGATATTGGCATCAATGAAGCTTTATCTGAAATATTACAACCTAATATTTTAAATTCTAATCCATTTTTAGCAACATCTTTAAATCAATTAAAAGTTGTATATGATAATAAAACTCAACCTGTTACTTATATTGTAGAGCACTTTTTAAATACTGTTAAACCGTTTGATTATTTACCACAAGTAGATAAACATATTAAGAAAATAACTTCATATATTGCAGAAAATAATGAAAGTTTAAGTTTATTACGAGGTAAACTAATCTTGCAAAATAATAGAAATAATAGTTTATATGGTAATATTTTAGAAATGATAGATGAATATGTCTATTTAGGTACTATTACTAGAAATGAGCTGATGAATGAAATGAATAAATATCAATTTGAACCAACAATGCGAGAATTGGTAACTATTCTTCAAAAACATTCTGATAATAAAAACGACTTCTTATTAAAAGAAAATAGTAATTTTTCAGTTAAACCGATAAATTCATTTATTTTTGTAAATGAAGATAAAAGTAAAACATTTTATCATAATGGTGTTTTCTATAATTTAGAAAATAATAAATTTGGTGTTTTATCAGAAGAAAAATATAATCAATTACCTTCCGATTATATTCAAATTTCTAAATACTTATCAAGTGGAAAAACATTTGTTAATGAAAATACTTTGACTATTAAATTAGGAAAAGAAACTATTGCATTCAAACAACATCCGGATGGAACAAATAAAGCATTTTTAAATGAAAAGGAGATCAACGGTAATGAGCCTAGAGCATTTTTAGCACAATGTGGATTATTTACATCATATGGAAATGATTTAGTAGTTATTAATAAAATTTGGGAAAACTTCAGTACATTGATTAATATAGATTTTGGTAAAGAAATTTATAGTAATAAATTTACAGGATTATCCGCAACTTTATTTAAATTAAATGAGGATTATTATGTTCATTTAACTAATCCAGCAATGAATGTCAATAACATTAAAGAAGGTACGTGCCTACAAGTTAGAAATGAAATTCTGGAACATATGGGTTATGATATAAGCGAAACTCTTTATGAATTTTTAGAAGGTGATCAAGCAGAGATAGCAAAATTAAGAAAAACACAAGAAGATATACAAAATGCTATCGAATTATTAAATGAACAATTTAAAAAAATTGATATCGTTAAACAAAAAAATCTTTTACCTGTTAATAAATTGGAAGAGTCAGGTATAATTAAAACAATTAATGAACAAATAGAAGCATTAAAAGCAAAATATAATGATATTTCTGTTGCTATAATTAAATTACAAAATACATCAAATCCTTCTACAAAAATAGATCATAATGTTACCGGTGGTAAAAATTTCGATACAAAATTTACACCATATAAAAATTTTTCTCCTAAATATAATGTTAGTGATAAATTTAAAAATAAATTACAAAATAAAATAGATTCTGCTAAAAAAGAAACTCCAATTGGAGAATCTGAACTAAATGAAGGTGTGATGAGAGATATTGGTGCAAAAATAGTAAAATTTTTCTCCGGACAAGTTTTATTGGATTTTACAGATGATGAGAAAAAATTAATTACTAAAAGTTTTCCAGGTGCAGCATTACCACCAGCATTAAATAGATACCCAAATGAATTAACATTAAATGTAAATCATACAGATGTTGTTTGTTTTGTTAAACAAAAAAATGATTCTAAAAATGGTAAATGGTATACAATCTTGTATTATAATGATATGAGAGATGAGCAAGAATTTAAATCTAAAATATTTGCACAAACATTAGACCAAGATTTAAAATCATTACAAACTGTAATAAATGATTGTAAACAAAAGATGAATGAATCTGATGTTGATAGTATTGTAAAGGATGATGGTTCATTAAAGGTTAATGATCAAGTTAAAGTTAAAAGTAGTGGCATAGTAGCAAAAGTTACAAGTATTAATGGTGTTACTGGTATGGTTTCTCTTTTAACAGATGAGGGTACCACATTAGAATTACCAAAAGATGCCTTAGAAATTATAAAAGATGAATTAGCTTCCAAATTATCTGATATTGAAAAGGTTGCTAAAAAAGCTTCCGATGAATTAAAAGGTAAAATGTCTGAAGATTTTAAATCTTTTGAAATAGAAAAGGGTGGAACTGGTTTTAAATTTAAAATTAAACCAAAAGTTACAACAGCTGAACCAAATACGAATGATGATATCATTAAAATGGCTAAAGATGCTGCAAAGAAATTAAATAGCGGTAAATAATTTTAAAAATATTTTTAATTATGATATTATCATTAGAAGAATGGTTAAAAACAAATGAAGAACAATTAGTACCAACTGCATCTAGCGATAACGTTAATTGGGGTGTTAAAGGTAAATTTAAATCTAATAAAGATGATAATAGAAAATTTATAGTTAATCCTGATGAAAAAATTATAAAAGATGATAAAAAAATATTAAATGATATAATTTCCAAGATAGATGCAAATATTAATAGTTTAGGTGATTTAGAAAAGTATTTAGAATCATACAGTAAAATAAATGACCAAACAATTAATTCTGTAATAACAAAATTAAAATCATTTAAAGAATCTATAAATAACGAGATTAAAAATATTAAATAAGGAATTTATAATGGCAAATTATGTAAATAGAAAAGAATTAGAAGCTGAGATATTAATTTCATTAGAAAATAAAGTTTTAACTGATAGAGCAGTTGAACTTTTATTAAAAATGGTAAAAGAAATTCCAAGACAAATGAGATATCAACACGAAGAAGATAAAAAGGATGTTATGGCTGAAGCTGCATTTGATGTTCTCAAATATTGGGATAGATATGATCCAACACATCCAAATGCTAATTGTTTTTCTTATTATACACAATTAATTAAATGTGGTGGTGCTAAAGGCTGGAAGAAAATTTCAAAAGGTAAATCTAACACGTTTATATCATTAAGTTCTAATAACTTAAATATATAAAAATAAAATAAATAACTATTATAAATAGATAGGTAAAACTGGTAAATTCTTATCAGATAAATTTTAAAAATAATTTACCATATATGAATACATTAAAAAAAATATTAAGTGAATCGGAATGTAATACTATAGAATGTTTAGCTTCTGTGGTATCTAAATATATTAATGAAGGTAAAATCTCAAAACATTTTAAGAAACATTCTGGCAAATATGCATTAGGTACAGCAATGATAGGTGCTGGTGCATTGGGAATAGCACATGGCATGACTAATGGTAGAAGAAATAAATAAATATGATTGATAAAAGCCCTTAAATTTTTTTTAAGGGCTTTTTTGTAATCTTTAAATACTTGTTTTATACCAAACTATATTAACTTTTGGTTCCCAACCAAAATTGCTTATAATTATTTTAATATTATTTTAATATTATTTTCTATAAAATTATCTATACCAATTTTATCAATTATAGATTTTATCTTATTTGTTTTATGTTTATTGTATACAGTTTTATCTTTTCTTTTATTTTGACTCTCATATAAATGATAAAACATTCTATTATTTTTACCCTTACCTATGTAAAATGGATTACCAATTTCATCATAATAACCATATACATAATACACATTTTAATTTTTAATTTTGTATATTTTATCATAGCAAGCTTTAATAATTTTAGCATCAGATAATGCATTGTGATTTGTTTCATTTTTTAAATCACTAAATAATTTTCTATCTAAATCTGGATCATATCCATAAATTTTTAATAAACTTGATAAATCAAATGGGATATAATAAACATTTTTTGGAATATTAAATGCATGTCCAAATATATCATTAAATAAGACCCAATCATATGATAAACAATCTGACCACATTTCAACTTGTTCAAATTGACTTAGCCATTCTCTTAACATGAATTCTAATGTTTTCGTGTCGCATTTTAATACTAATGAATCATTATTTCCACTATATCTAGTAGTATTTATATCATTTAATAATAAATTATCAAGAACGTTTGTTTGTAACCATCCATCTATTTGTGTAGTATCGTAATCAGTTAATTCTGCATAGAATGTTTTACCACATTCTGAAATTAAACCAATTGATATCAGAGTTGTATTTTTATGTAACCCCGAAAATTCCGTATCGAAGAAAACTTTTGTCATATTATTACCTTTATATTTTAATTTGTCACAAATTTAGACAAGATTTGTGACAAAATTATTTCATTATTGTAAAATTAAATTCTGGAGTTAAAACTATTTCTATACTACCACCTATTGGTATTAAATTCTCTTTCATCATATCAAAATCCATCATAATTGAAACCAATTCTTTAAATTTAATTTTTGGTTCCCATTTTAATACATTTTTCATTTTTGTTATATCAGCTTCTAGGTGATTAACTTCTGTAGGTCTATAATATTTTGGATTTCTAGATATTATTTTTTGACCAATTGGTATATTCCATTCATTTTTATTTTTAATAAAGTATTCACCAATATCATTATTATAATATTCTAAACCAATATAATTTAAACATTCTTCTATAAATTGTTTTATTGTATGCGATTCACCAGTACCTATTACATAATTACTAGGTTTCTCTTGTTGTAATATCAACCACATTGCTTTAACATATTCAGCAGCTAAACCCCAATCTCTTTTTGCATTTAAATTTCCCAATTGAACAGTAGTTTGTTTGCCTGCTAATATTCTTGATAAACCTAATGTTATTTTTCTAGTCACAAACGTTTCACCACGACGTGGACTTTCATGGTTAAACAAAATACCATTTGAAGCAAATATGTCGTAACCATCTCTATAATTGACAGTATTCCAGTAAGCCATAAGTTTAGATACTGCATATGGGCTCTGTGGTTTAAATTGTGTCATTTCATTTTGTGGGGCAGGAGAACTACCAAAAAGTTCAGAACTACTTGCTTGGTAAAATTTAATATCACGGTTACTTCTTCTTATTGCCTCTAATATTCTTAATGTTCCTATTCCAGTTACATTTGAAGTATATTCTGGAACATTAAATGATACTTGGACATGTGATTGAGCAGCCAAATGATATATTTCATCAGGCTTTTCATTTTGTATAATGTGTGATATTGATTCTGAATCTGATACATCACCATAATGTAAATTCAATTGATCAAATATATGGTCAATTTTACCAGTATTGAATGAAGAACTTCTTCTTATAATTCCATGAACTTCATATCCTTTTGAAAGTAGAAATTCGCTAAGGTATGAACCTGATTGTCCTGAAATTCCTGTTATTAACGCCTTTTTCATTTTAATCTTTCCTCTTTACTTTGAGCAATAATTTTCTTTTCTCTTTCCCAACCTTCAATTATTAAGTTCTTTATCAGTGAACTAAACGATTCTGCTTTTACTTTTTTTCTATAAGCTCTATATAAAATAAGAGTATTAGCTAATTCTTGCACCTCTGTAGGTATTCTAACAGTTGTTACTTTTGTAACCATGATATTTATTCCTTTATTTTTTGACATACATGACATACACTATATATGTATTTTTTAAAAAAGTTTTTTATATTAAAAATAAAAAACCCTCATTCTAATTAAAGAATGAGGGTGTGGTGATTATGAAAAGGTGAAATTATTTATTAAATTTGTAGACTATATATTCTTTGCTTGTTGAAAGGTATAGAAAATATGTACCATTATTAATAACTGTAATATCAATTTTATTATTATATTGATTATTACCATATTTCACTAATTTGCCATCCAAAGTAAACAACCACCATTTAATATTGTCTGTATTATTATCAGGTAAAACTATAAAATTGTCAGTCAATTTTAAATCATTTCTAACATCGATAGTATATTTCTCATCTTTGACTGATGTAACACTATCATTAGTGTAAATTAATTTAATAGTGGAACTATCACGAATAAATCTAGTTAAATACTCTATTTTATTATTTCTAACTCTAATTATAGAATCTTTAGTTAATAGTTCAGTATTTAATCCTGAAATGTTTCTATTTAGTTTTACAATAGAATCATTTAAAATTTTATTAGTTTTGATTGCTTCTTCACATGGATCACCAACTGTAAATGATATACTTTTTTCAAATCTATGTGTTTTTGATTCGACTAAACAAACAACATTATATCTGCCATTTTTTGCAAAATTTAATTCTATACCATCGCTAACATAATTATTATTAACAATTAATGTATCATTAAAATATAATTTGTAATGTACAACACTAAAGTCGTATGATTTTTCCCAATAAATATTTGTTTTATCATTTAAATTCTTTTGACCACCTTGTGTTTTTAATTCAAAGTATGGTGTATAGTTTTTAAATGGAATATAAGGTGTTTCACCTAAAGAATATGATGTATCAATATATGTTACTCTGAATTTTATATTTTTATTAATAAATGTATTTTCAAAGTTTAAACTACGTGTTATTCCTCTACCAACATATGTATAAAATGACCAATCAATAGAATTATAAGAATATTCGATACGTAATGTTTGTGGTAATTGATCTTCATTACCTTCAAATGTTAAATAATAATTGCCACCATTATAAATAGTATCAGGTACAACTGTAAATGTCACAGGATCAGCAAATCTAAAAGTTGTTGAGAATTTCTCATATTGTAACCAACTACCGTTAGGATTAGCGTATAAGCTTATCCAACGTGAACCTATTGAATTAATAGACAAACTAACATCTTTAGTAATAGGTGCTCTCCAACCAAAATTATCAGTCAATCGAGTATAGTTTGTATCATTTTTAGAAATTGCAAAATAACAACTATCTGATATAGCCGGATTCAAATCTTCATATCCAATACTATATGTTCTACCCCAAAAATATGATGTTTTAACATCTTTAAATCCATCTGCTAATACAACATTAGCACTGAACAATAAACTAATAAGCAATAATAATGCTTTTTTCATCAAAAATCTCCTTGTTTTTTTATTAAATATTTTAAATATATAAGTGTATATATTATTTGAATAAAAACGTACAAAAATGGAATATATTTTAGAATATGAGAATTTTCTAAACGAAAAGGAATCACCTGTAGTTAGAATAGTATCAGTAAATTCTCACGGTATAATTGATATGTTTATAGATAAGGTAGAATATGAATTTTATGTGAATGATTTTATTATTAAAAAATTTAAAAATATCTTAAAACATTCTAGTGGGAAAGCAGTAAATTATATACGAAATGCAGCTGGTAAAAATTACAAAAGATTAAATTAATGAAATATATTTTAGAATATGAGAATTTTTTAAATGAAGGTTTAGATAATAATTTGTCTAATTATATAAAAAATAATTTTGATTATAAAATATCATTATCTAAATATGGATTATTACAATTAAAAACATTTAGAATAAATGGTTATAAAAAAGTTTTATCTGAATTACAATCTATTAAATTAAAAGAATCATTAGATAATAGTGCAATTTTTGAAAATTTTAGGTTATTGGATGATGAATACGATAGATTTTTTTATATAATATCAGAATTTAGAAAAACTATATTAGAATATGAATCTAAAAATTTAGAAAATAATTATAAAAATAATAAACCATTAAAATTTTTAAGTGATTCTGAACTAATAGATCATTTAAAAATAGTTTTTGATGGGTATGATATGAAGTATGTAGTTTTTGATTTAACTAAACACCCAAAAGGTAATGAGAGATTTAAAGTTGCTGGTGAATATACATTTAATGCTAATAATGATATAATAATATATTTCAATAATTTTTTTGATAACACAACTTTTCATAAATTTATTTTTAGCGATGAGAAAACTTTTCATAAAATGTTAAATGAATTGTCCATAACATTTTATCATGAAACTGTACATTATCTACAACATAAATTAAATCCTAATTTAATGTTAAGTGATTATAGAAAACATGTCAAGAATACAAATGCTATGATAAATTTAAATAAAATGAATATAGATCAACAATATTATTCAAATGAATATGAGATTGATGCATATGCGCATGAAACTGTAAAACAGTTACATTATAATGATAAATTATCTTATGATGATATTTTAAATATAATTAATAATCCTGATAAATATTCTGAAAAGGTTCATTTTATAAATGTTTATAAATATTTATTTAAAGATTATAATAAAAATATTTATGATAAATTTTTAACTGTTATGAAAAATATAGTAAATAAAAGAATAGAAAATATAAAGATGTTAACCCGATGAACCATATAAAATATGATAATTTATAAAACAACCAATCTAGTTAATGGTAAAATTTATATAGGTCAAGATATGTATGATAGACCTATAAAAGAATATGCCGGTTCAGGTACAATATTCAAAAGAGCTATTAAAAAATATGGTATAGAAAATTTTACAAAAGAAATTTTAGAAATAGTACCTGAAGGAATAGAAGCTTTTGAAAGAGAAAACTATTGGGTAGAATTTTACAATTCTAGAGATAGAAAAATAGGATATAATATTGCTAAACCTTCTAAAGCATTTTTTACTGGATGTAAACACACAGAAGAATCCATATTAAAGATAAAAAATAATAATAAAGGTAAAAATACTGGTAAAAAATCTTTTTTAGGTCATAAACATACAAAAGAAAGTGTAATTAAAATTAAAGAAAAAAGAAAATTGCAAATTATAACAGAAGAAACTAAATTAAAAATAGGAAAAAGTTTATTCGGAAAAATACATCATACAGAAGAATATAAAATGAAATTAAGTGAAAAAATGAAAGGTAATAAAAATATGTTGGGTAAAAAACATTCTAATGATGCTAAAACAAAGATAGGAAATAAAAATAAAGGTAGAAAACCTATGCTTGGTAAAAAATTTACAGATAAACACAGGCAAGGTATAAGTGAAAGTTTAAAAGGTACTAAGCATCCATCTACTACTAAATATATTATAGAAACACCAAAACATGATATTATAGAAATTTTAACAAAGAAAAAAGTTATTGAATTATTAGGATGTAGTACAAGATTTTTTGTAACTGGTACTTTTTATGGATATAAAATAATAGATAGAATAAAAATTAATACTACCAATGAATAGTATAAAACGAGTTTTACCTACAAACAAAAATTATTACCAAGGTTATTATAATCCAGTATACCCTGAAAAATATTTAGGCGATGTGACATCTATAATATATAGAAGCTCATACGAATACAAATTTATGGTTTATTGTGATAAAAATGATAAAATAATACAATGGAGTTCTGAACCAGTTGGTATTAAATATGTAAATCCAATTGATGAAAAGACTCATAATTATTTTATTGATTTTTATATTAAGATAATAAATTCTAATGGTATATTAGAAAGTGTATTAATTGAGATTAAGCCAGAATCTCAAATTAGTGCACCTATTTATGAAGCAAAAAGGCATACTTTAAATAAAGTAAAAAATTATAATTATGCTATGAAAATGTATATTCAGAATATTGCAAAATGGAAAGCTGCAAAGGAGTATGCAGAATCAAGAAATATGAAATTTATGGTTATAACTGAAAAATTTTTAAAATAAATGAAATACATATTAGAATATAATGAAATAAGTGAATATGATATATTTCTTGATGAATATCAAGATTGGTTAAATGAATATCATGGGCATGAAGAAGATATATTGGCAGAAAATATGGTTATAGATATATTTGCCGATAGAAAGTTCCTTTTAAATTTTTCAAATGATTTGTTATATTTTACAGAAGAAGAATCTTTAGAACTAAAAGAATTTATAAACAATAGTTCAGATGAGATGTTAATAGAGGGTATAGGTAATTTTATGAAAAATGTTGTGCATAAAATAAAACAATCACCTTCTGTTATAAAACATGGTATTAAAAAGGCTTCTAGTTCTATTGGTAGTACACTTAAAAGTGCAGGTCAAAAAATTAAAACTGTAGGTACAAAAATAGCAAATGCTGCAATTGCAGTTAAAGATTTTATTGGTGTTGTATTGAAAGAATTTAATAAAAGTTTTATGCTTTTCACAAAAGATGCAGAAAAAGATGTAAGAGTTGCAGCAACATGGACTATACAGAAATATAATAATATTGAAAAGGCTGCAAAAAAGGCTAAAAAGGAAGAAAAAGTGTATTTCGAAAGTGTTATTAAATTTTTCGAAGGTATAAAAGATAAAATAAAAAATGCATTTAAAAGTGGAGTTGAAAGTGGGGTTAAAGAATCTTTAAATGAATATGGCGTTTTTGATTTATTAACAGAAGATTTAAAAATTAAACCATCTATAAAAACTTTTAAAAAAATAACACACAAAATTGATAAAGTTATGAAAAAGGAATTGCAACAAGGGGATCATGAACATGGTGCAATGCCAAAGGGTACTAAGGCTAAAATTTTCCATAGCGTGGAATTAGCAGTTTATAAAGTTGGTGATATTTTAGATATTATAGAAAAAAATGTTACTGAAACAGGTTTAAAAGGTTTTGCGGCTGGTATTGCTGCTGCTGGTGGTCCTAAAAAACCAGAAGGTGGTTTTCCATATACATCTTTAGTTTATACTTATTCTGGTATACATCACAGTGGTAAAGGCGGTTTATTGAAAAATTGGAAAACACCGTTGCGTATGATGCTAAATCATGGGGCTGTTAAAGGTGCTGCTGCATTGGCTGCTACTGCAACTGCACCATTATCATTGATAGGTTTAGGTATAGGTACATTAGTTAAAGTTTTAAATATGGTTAAAAAGGCACAAATAACTGCTATGATTTTAAAGATGGCTGGTGGTGATGAACCTATGGAAAAAATAACTAAACGTAGTACAAAAATGTTTTCTGGTGGAGCAAAACATTATTTTTCAAAAGATGCATAAAATATTCAAATGATATGGCATTAATAGATCCTGTAAAATTTTATAAAGATGGTTCAAGAGAGCATGGTGGTGTACAAGCTGCTAAAGTTTACTATTATAATAATTTCACTAATAAATATTTCACACCAATTGTACAAGAATCTACAGTCCAGCAATTATTAGCATTTAGACATTTAATACCTGGTAAAATTTATACATATCAATATTCGCCAATAGGTGCAGATAAATTAAATTGGTATGATACTAGACCAATAATAATAAGTATAAGACATTATAAAGCAGAAAGTACAAGTAATCCAATTGAATTTGGTATAAATTTAAATTTTTTACCAGCACAAGCAAAAAAAATAGTTCTTGATAGATTATATCAAACCTACCGCTCTTTGATTGATAGAAATATGCGTAATATAGAAAGTGGTAATATTTTAAACCAAAAACCTCTTTTTAATGATACTCATGATTTTATGAAAGTTTTGGATTATTTATGGGATAGTGTTGGTAATACCAATTATAGGTTCGCATGTAGAAATTATATATTTTCAAGAATGCAAAATATAAAATCTATAGATTATCAAGATTGGGGACAAATATTATTTTTAGAAAGTAGAGATATTGTAGGTGCACCAATTGGTCAGATATATAAAGAATATTATGATAACAAACATAAAAAAACTAAACAAAAGAAAAGAAAAACGTAGATTCTATTTATTTAATATTTATTAAACTGATATGCAATATTTTAAAGTTATAGATGATAAGTTTGTGTATACTAATACTATTGATAAACAATTCTATCATATAAAAGATAGAAATAAATTTGGTAATGATTTAGATAAAATACCAATAACAAAAGATTTTGAATATAAATTTTTAAAAGCCATAGAGTCGGATAAAAAAGTTATTTATTGGGAATATAAACCATTTAGAATAAAATATCAAAAAGTGGATGGTTTTATGGATGAATATATACCACATTATCATGTAATTTTTAGAGATGGTGATAAATTAAAAATTAATGTTTTTGATATTGAAGAATTTGATCCTATAGTTATACCTTTAATAACAGAGGATGAATTATATGCAATGTCTGATGAAGAAGCTGGAGTTTATATGAATTTAGTCGATGAAGAACAAAATATTATAAATAAATATTCTAGCGCAAAAAAATATTGTTTGGAAAACGGAATGGATTTTTTTATAATAGATTCAAAAGGTATTAAACGTTTTTCTAATGATTTAACAAAATATAATTAAATATGAAACAAAATCCATTTGAATATGATTTGGAACCATTAAATGAAGGTGGCTTTATACAGAGAACTGATACTACATTTGGTGCAATGGTAAGTTCTACATTGAAAAAAATTGCTACACTTGGTATGAGATATGATGATTTAGTAGTAAAACAATCAAAATCTGTTGGAGCAACAGAAGCAGCATTCGCAGTTGATGGTCCAATGGCACCAAACTTACTGTATTCATTAAGAATGGCTGATATAGGCAATAAAAAATATATCAGCTTCTTTGATAAAGAATATAAAAATAGAAGAGAGTTTTTAAGAAAATTTGCACTTAATTCTGAAATAGAATTTATCCTTGATACTTTAGCTGATGAATCTATAGTATATGATATGAAAAATTTCTTTTGTGGTCCTGATACTAGTAATTTAGTTAGTTATATAAAAGAAGACAAAAGAAAGGAAATTATAAAATCTATAAATGATAATTTTAAAAAAATATACGTACATTTTCATTTTAATGATGATATATCAGCATGGCAATATTTTAAACAATTCTTGATAGATGGTTTTTTAGCATTTGAAATTATTTATAATGAAAAAGCTACTAAGATAATAGGATTTAAAGAATTAGATCCTACATCATTAAGACCGGATGTAGAGCAAACCGCAGATGGTATAAAGAAGGTTTGGTACCAATATGAAGATAGCCCACAGTTAAAAAGAAAATTATATGATTCTCAAGTGATATACATTTCTTATGCAAAAAGTGCATATAAAAATAGAATATCATATACTGAAAGATTAGTAAGATCATTTAATCTTTTACGTATAATGGAAAATACAGCTGTTATATGGAAAATTATGAACAGTACTTTTCGTCTAAAAATGGTTGTTCCTATTGGTAATAAATCACCACAAAAAGCTAAAGAATCATTAGCCGAATTAATGTCTGTTTATAAGGAAGAAATTAATTTAGATTATGATTCAGGCGAATTAATAGTTAATGGTAGAGCATCCGTTGGACAATTTTATAAAAATTATATGTTCCCTAGTAAAAATGGGGAAAGTCCAGATATTGAAACATTATCAGGAGATGGTCCAGATTTATCAAATCCTGATACTATGAAGTATTATGCCGATAAATTAAAAAGTGATAGTAAAATACCAACATCTAGATTTAATAATGATTCTGGTGGTGGTCAAGTCTATATTAGTGCAGAAGGTCTTGATAGAGAAGAAGTGCGCTTTCAAAGATTTATAAACAGATTAAGAAGTATTTTTCAAGAAATAATACAAAAACCTCTATGGATACAAATGACACTTGATTATCCAGAGATAATAGATGATGAATTATTTAAAGCTAATTTAGGTATACGTTACGTTAAAGATAATATCTTTGAACGTATGCGAGAAAAAGAAGTATTACAAAAAGAATTAGAAATTGTACAATCATTAAAAGATATAATGGTAGATGATGGTACAGAAGCATATTTCTCTACAGAATGGCTTATACAAAAATATTTGAGTATGACACCTGATGAATTAGAAGAAAATAAAATATATAAAGAAGGTAAAAAAGCAACTGGTGATGATACAAAAAATGCTAAAAAATCGATAGATGCTTTTGATTTTCAATAAAAAACAATTTTATATACAATGATACACGTAAAAGAATATGATGAATTTTTAAATGAAATGACAGAAAAACACCGTACAGGTATTGCTATATTAGCTAGTTTATTTTTGGGTACTATTGGTGCAATATCTTATGGATTGTACAAAATAATTAAAATAATAAATGCACCATCAATAGACCAAAAGATAAAGGATATAATAAATAAGCATTTATCAGAAGAAGAACAAAAAGATTTAATAAATATATTAGATAATGATGAAAAATTGACAAAATATCATAAAGAATATATGGATTATTTTAATAATAAATATGGATCAACTCTTGATATAATGCAAAGGGGTATTGTCACTAAAGATACTATAATTAATTTTATAAATTCTGTAAATAATGATGTAAAATTACAAAAAATTAAAGATAATTTAAAAACAGAAACTATTAGAGTTATATCACCAAAATATATTAAACAATATGAAACAATAAATAAAGAAATAAGTGAAACCGTTGGAGAAAAATACAATTATTTGGAACACGATGTTTTAAAGATTATATTTGGTCCTAATTATAAAAAACAATTTGATATACAATGATATTAAAACAAAATGAATATTCAAATCTTAAAAACTTATTTAAACCAGTAAATGAGGATATTAAAACTATTTTAATTGCATCAGCTGCTATAATTGGGGTTGGTGCTCTTATAGGTTGGGCAGCATATGCTGGTGCAAAACGTAAAGAAGCTATAGAAAAAATGATTAATGATGAATTTTCTTTAGAAGAATTTAAAGAAATTAGAAAGATATTGGATAGTGATCCAAAAACTAGAAAATATAGAAGAGATTTGGAAACATATAAAGATTTACATTATAAATCAAGGTTAGTTAATACAGGTAATGAACACGCAGATCAATTTAAAAATGTTATGGCTGATATGTATTCTGATCACATGGTTAAAGATGCTCAATATAAGATAGATGATAGAGCAGAAGAAATTTTACCAAAAGATTATTACCAAAGAATAACAATGTTAGATGAAAGAATCTTAAAACGATATGGTTGCACATCCTCTATTTTATATTAAAAAACTTTTTTAAAATTTTAATATATACATTTATAATTACAAACAACAACTTATTTTAAAGGCAAAAAATGGCTAAGAAATCCGAAATAACTGAACAAGTGGAAACTACAGAACAAGTATCACAAACAGATGATACGGTTGTTGCCGTGGATGATACAGTAGTTTTAAATTTACAAGAACAAGTTAAAGATTTAACGGATCAAAATACTACACTTTTAAATACAATTGAACAATTGGAAAATAATATAGAAGAACTAAAAACTAATTGGGGTAACCAAGTAGAAGAACTACAAGCACATATTACTAAATTAGAAAAACATAACGTAGATTTAGTTTTTGAACTTCAAGCAAAACCAGAACCAACAGACAACTATTCAAATGTAGATTTTATATTCCCAGTAAAATCTTGGGTAAATGTACCCAAAAAATATAATAATATGCGATTTCAAGTTAGACAACATGCAGGCGTAAGTGCCGGTGAACCTATATATCGTCTATATCAATATGAAACAGAACAAGAATTAGTTAATATACCTCAATCAGAAATAACTCTAGCGAGAAATATATTTAAGCAGTAGAAAATAATTAAAATCAACTTTAACTAAGGGATTTAAATTATTTTTAAATCCCTTTTTTATTTGTATCATTAAAATATTTTTATTATTTTTGTAAATAATTTTTAAACAAAAATAAGATTGAAACGTATAATTTTTATATTTAAACACAATAAGAATAAAATATGGGATACTATACAAAATTTGATTTATCAATATTGAATGATAATAATTACTTATTAGATGAAATATTAGACAATAATGAAGATTTACAATACTACCTAAATGAAAAATGTAAATGGTACGAACGTCGTCATGACATGATAAAAATATCTTTAAATCATAAAGATAAAATATTTAGATTAGAAGGTAAAGGTGAAGAAGATGATGATTTATGGGTAGAATTTTATAAAAATGGAGAATATAGGTATTTTAAATCCAAAATTGTAATTATACATAAAGAATATGATGAGGATATATGGAACTAGATTACGATAGTAAAGCTGATACTTTACTTCATATAAAAAGAGTTAATGAACTTCTGATAGAAGCGGCTTCAGAATTATTAAGAAGAGGAAAAGTACATGATAATTCTAAATTAGAAAGTCCAGAAAAAGAATTATTCGATAAATATACACAAGGTTTAGCTAATTGTACATATGGTAGTAAAGAGTATAATGATTTTAAAGAACAATTAAAGCCAGCACTCATACACCATTATGCAAACAATAGTCACCATCCAGAACATTATGAAAATGGCATGAATGATTATAATTTGTTCGACCTGATAGAGATGTTTATAGATTGGAAGGCTTCCTCAGAAAGACATAATGATGGTAATATTTTAAAATCTATTAAGATAAATAAACAAAGGTTTGGATATCCTGATATGATAGAAAATATTTTTAAAAATACTGCAATTATGATGGATAACAAATGATGAATTATGAAAATAAACCACACATTGTAACTACAATGTTATTATATTTTGCAATATTTATAATATTTATTATAGATGCGATATGGATATTTCTTACTCTAATACTAGTAAATTTTTTCTATTCACTATTTCATAATAGTGTAAATATTAATTTTGATGATATATTAATAATGAATTTAATATCATCCTTAATAATGTCATTATTTCTTCTCTTTAAGAAAAGAAAAGCTATAGGTGAAAGTGCTAGTGATTTTATAGATGGTATGAATAAAATATTATAATAATATGGAAACTAAATTCAAAAAACATGATATAGTAAATCATGTAACAAATCACGGGATTAGATTATTAGTAAATGAAGTTAAAACACCATATAGTTCTGAAATTACTTATGTTTGTAGATGGTTAAATAACCATGGTCTCCAAGAATGTGAATTTTATGAATATGAATTAATATTGGCTGATTGGTAAAAAAAATATACAAGTAACTCATCTAAAGGCTAAGATTTCGGTCTCCAAAACCGACCATCAGTGTTCGATTCACTGGTTACTTGCAAATGCGATATTAACTTAAATGGCAAAAGTGGCGTCCTTCCAAGTCGCAAATCCGAGTTCGAATCTCGGATATCGCTCAAATTTTAAATATGCCAGTAGATCAGCAAGGTGCTAAAGAAAACTGTAAATTTTCAGTACTTGTACATGGTAGGTTCGATTCCTGTGGGCGGCACAAAAATATGCTAGTGAATTAACATGGAGTTAAAGCGGGCCGTAAGCCTTGCGATACTATAATTTATAGATATAACCCATTCGCGCGGATGATATATTTATAAATTAGGAAGAGATGTACAATCGTGGTTCGAATCCCGACGCTGGCACAAAATGTATAAGGATGAATTTGACAGGTTGTCAAAGTTGAATTGGCCATTCTTCATATAATGTGATAATGATATATCATGTACGTAAATGATAAATTATTATTCCCTATATTCAGGTTCGAATCCTGACATCCGGTCAAAAAAATGCAGCATTAGACTAATGGTTAGGTCACATCCCTTTCACGGATGTAGTTCGGGTTCGAACCCCGGATGCTGTACTAAAAATATGGGCCTTTAGTTTAATGGGAAAACGCTGCATTTGCAATGCAGAGATGTTACGGGTTCGATTCCCTCATGGTCCACATAAGTTTATATTGCGGGATGGTGTAATGGTAACACAATGGGCTCATACCCCTTAGCTTCCAGTTCAACTCTGGATCCCGCAACTTCTTTAATATCATGTACTACCGCGGATAGAGAACATGATATTAAAAAATCCTCATATTGACGAATATGAGTTTGCGATATGGTGTAATGATAGCACAATCACTTGGCTGTGATAGGATATGGTTTGATTCTATATGTCGCTACAAATTCCGGTTTAGCTCAGTGATAGAGCGCCCCGCTGTTAACGGGTTGGTCGGTGGTTTGAATCCATCAACCGGAGCAATTTTATTTTATCATTCAAACTTATCATGATACCTTATATAATGCAAATAGATTTATCTAATTTAAATTTAAAAGAATTGAGTTTAGAACCAGATAAATATACAATAACTAACCTTATACCAAATAAGGATGGTTCATATTCATGTGAAGCAACGATACATGATAAAAATTTATTAGATGCAATAACTGAAGGTCTTATGGTTGGTTGTAGTTCTAAAAGTAATTATGATGAAAATTTTATAAAATGATATGTGCTTAGTTTTACCAGAATCTTTCGAATATAATAATGTGCATGATAATGATAAAAAAATGGTATTTACTATTCGAATGGGTGAAATGACTCCAGAAAGAATAGAAAAAGCCAAACAATCATTAAAGGAAATGATGTGTGAATTCCAAAAAGAAGTTGATATTGGTGGTGATATGAAAATATTCAGTGTATAGGATAATTGGGATTCCGCATGTTTTGGGAACATGAGAATGCAGGTTCGAGCCCTGCTACACTGACAAAAAATGGTAATGTTCACGCTTTTTTAAAATAAAAGGTTCGAATTTTAATATATACTAAAAAATATATTAAAATATGGAAGAACTGGTAAAATGTGAATTTTGTGGTAAAGAATATAATAAGTATGGTATTAAAAGCCATATATGGAGAAATCATGGTGAAGGTGTAAATCATGATCCAAATAGAGGTTATAAAGATGGTAATAGAGTTGTTTGGAATAAAGGTTTAACAAAAGATACAAATGATATTTTATTAAAAAATTCTAAGATTATTAAAGAAAAATATAAAAATGGTAAAATAATACCATCTCGTTCATTTTTAAATAGAAAACATACATCAGAATCTATTTTAAAGATGAAACAATCTAATAGGAAAAGAAAAAATTCTGATACTGTAGGTAGAGGTAAGTTTGGTTGGTATAAAGATTACTGGTGTGATAGTACTTGGGAATTAGCATTTGTTATTTATAATCTAGACCATGATATAAAGTTTGAAAGAAACAAGGAAGGTTTTGAATATATTTATAATGGAGAAGTTTGTAAATATTATCCAGATTTTATATTAGAAGATGGTACTTATCTTGAAATAAAAGGATATATGAATGGTAAAGATGAAGAAAAGATAAAACAATTTAAATTTCCATTAAAGGTTTTATCTACAAATGAAATTTTACCATATATAAATTATGTTAAAGAAACATATAAAATTGATAAATTATATCATTTATATAATGATAAACATCATCTAGAATTAGAAGAAAAAAAGAAGAAAGATAAAGAAGAAAAGGAATTAATTAAATTAAATAAAAGATTGGAAAAAATAGAAAAACTTGAAAAATATAGAATTATAAAACGTGAAAATGCAATTGGAAAAAGATTAGAAAAAATAGAAGAGCGTAAAAATATAATTAGAAATAGTAATATAGATTTTTCAATTTTTGGTTGGGGTTTAAAATTGAGTAAATTATTAGGTATAAGTTCTCAAAAAACAGTGAAATTTGTTAAAGAATATATGTTGGATGAATTAAATCCATTTTTTAATAAATTATGATATTTATGGGTTTGTATTCCAACGGCAGAGAAAATCGTTTTAGAAACGATACAGTGTAGGTTCGACTCCTACCAAGCCCACATTTTTTAATAAAACATGGTAGAATATCTACAAACAATACGCATTGATAATAAAGAAGTGAAGATATCATTTTATGATCAACTCGAAGAAGATAAAATGATACCATTATATCAAGATTTAAATGATATACCATTTGCTCCAAAATATGAAAAATATAATTTTAGTCAAACTATAGAATCTTCTGAAAAAATATTATGTGCGATTTTAATAGGTAAGAAACTTATTGATGAAGGTATTTTATCATTTATATATAAAGAAATTGGTCCAATCATCTTAAAAGAAAGAAATGAAAGATTGGAAACTATTAAAAATATTGGTTCTATGTTTAATGATCCAATATTTTCCAAATTTCGATAATGTAATTGGCAGACGCATTAGTTTGTAAAAAAACTATTTTATTTTTTAAATATATACATTATAATAAAAAATATAATGTATGGAAAATATTCAATTATGTCAATTTGGTTGTGGATTAGTTGCAAATTACCAATTAAAATCTGGTAAATTTTGTTGTTCTAAATCTCCAAATTCTTGTTTAGTAAATAAAAATAAAAATAGTAAAGGTTTAAAAAATTCATATGAAAATGGTACAAGGATATCTCAGAAAATTCAATATGAAAATTTACCAGATAATATAAAAGAAAATATGAAATGGAATAAAGGCTTAACAAAGGATACAGATGAAAGAGTTAATTTACATGCAAATTTAATGCATGAAAAATATTTAACTGGAGAAATAATTCCATCATTTTTAAATAAAAAACATTCTAATGAAACTAAGCAATTATTATCACAAAAGGCCTGTGAAAATAATAATGGATATGTGAAAACTAAATATTATCCGATTTTTTGCCCTTATATTAATGATTTTGTTAAAGTTCGAGGTACATATGAATCAAAATACGCCGAATATTTAAATGAAAATACTATAAAATGGATAAGAAGTAAAACAATAAATTTAAAATATAAACTACATGAAAAAGATTATATACATACTTATTATCCAGATTTTTATTTGCCAGATAACAATGAATATATTGAAATAAAAGGTTGGTGGTGGAAAAGTTTAGATGGTAGAGTTGATGATAAACGAAAGATGAGAAAAGTTTGTGAACAAAATCCTGATAAAATAATAAAGATTTTAGAAAAAAATGATCTTCTAATATTAGGAATAATTATATAATATATGTACCTGTGATGAAATTGGCAGACATCGCAGACTTAAAATCTGCTGCTATGTAAATGGCGTATGGGTTCGACTCCCTTCAGGTACACACGAATTTAATGGCCACGTAGAACAATTGAATAGTTCATCCTTCTTCTAAATGGATCGTTGCAGGTTTGAATCCTGCCGTGGCTACTATATGACCTTATAATTTAACAGGAGAAAATGCTAGTCTACGAAACTTGCAATGTAAGTTCGAATCTTACTAAGGTCTCCCTTGCCACTATAGCTCAATTGGCAGAGCAGATGACTTGTAAACATCCGACAACAGTTTGATTCTGTTTTTGGGCTCCATTATTGTTTAACGTTTTGAATATATGAAATGAAGAAAATATTCGGTTCCATTATTTTCGATATAGTTGATAATATACAGTATTATTATAAGAATATTAAGTATTTTATAAATGATATTTTTTATGGTATAAAAAACATAATAACTTATGCTCCATTGATATATAGAGATAGAGATTGGGATTTTTCTTATATTGACATCATGTTAAGATTTAAATTGAAACGTATGTCCGAGTTATTTAGGATAAATGATAGACATACAACAACTCAACAACATGTTAAACAAATCAATTTTTGTATTAAATTATTAGATAGATTGATAGCTGATGATTACACCCACCCAGAATATTTAAACCATTTAGATGTTATTGTAACTAATGGTACATTTAAAAGTAAAAGATCATATACAGATGAACAATTTAAAAAATGGATGGAATGGGAGAACCATTGGAAATCCAGAGATAGAAGATTACTTTATAAAATTTTAGACAAACACATAGAAGAGTGGTGGGATTGATATGAAAACTACAGGAATAAAACAAACAATAGATGGTATAATTGCATTTGAATTATTTTTTGCCAAAAGAGCAAGACGTTTATTAGAAATAAATAAAAAATTAGAATATGATGTAAAATTTTCTAAAATAATTTATGATGATTATAAAAATTTTGAAAATATAATAGGAGTAAAATTTGTTGAAGACACTTTTCATGAACCAGAATATTATTATCAAGATATAACACTTGAAGAACTTTCATATACTGATAAAGAATTTGATGATTATATCAATAATATTATTGAATCAAAAAAAGAACAAGCTAATGAATTAAAGAAAAAACAAAAAAAAGAAAAACTTAAAAAAGAAGAAGAAAAATTACAAAGAAAAATTAAACAATTTGAAAAACTTAAATTAGAATTAGGTAAATAATACAAGGGAATTATAATGCTTACAGATCCAGAAAAAATAAATATCAACCATTTATCAAATGATATTTATAAAGCAAATAAAGAAAAGGGTTTTTGGCCAGAAGATAACAAGCGTAATATTGGTGAAATGCTAATGTTAGTTGTTTCGGAATTAGGTGAAGCCATAGAAGCCCATCGAAAAGGAAGAATGTGTAGAGTTGATATTGCCGATTGTGAGAATATTGAATATACTGATGAATATGGTGAGCATGATGTCCAAAATATTATTTATACATTTGATATTGATTTTTTCAAAGAGAATGTAAAGGATACTTTTGAAGATGAAATAGCTGATGCTTTCATTAGATTATTTGATATGTGTGGTGGTCTTAATATTGATATTTACAAACACATAATGTTTAAATTACAATATAATAAAACAAGAGAAAAATTACACGGTAAACAATATTAAATATGATAAACGGATTGCACGGCTCTGTAATGATAACTGAGAATCAAGCAAATTCTGCTGCTCAATGTGGTAAATCAGTAAGATGGTTGTATGAACGAGAAGTAGAACGTCTAACAGGTTTTAGATATTTTCAAGTAACATGTTATGCATTCAAACTTTTCAAAGAAAAGGGGATATACCATTATTTATGGACAGAACACAAACTACCAAATTCTAAAATTTTAAAATCATTGAGAGATGATGGTTACGAAATATATGATGGTTACTACGCACTAACTTATTAAAAAACAAAATGATTGAAAAAGAAAGAAAATTTTTATTACGTGATGAATACAGACATATCATTACAGGTATTCCAACTTACATACAACAAGGTTACCTTATGTTAGATGGCGACAAACATCTAAGAATTAGGATAATAAACCATGAACGTTGTTATTTAGGTTTTAAAAATGTTATTGATCCATCATATAGAATTGAATACGAATATGAAATACCATATAATGATGGTTATGATATGATGAATTCTACTAAAATGGTTGTATATAAAGAGCGTTATAAAATTAAGGATGATAGATATCCCAATTATATAATTGAAGTTGATATTTTTGAAAATGATATAGTTATTGTTGAAGTAGAGTATAAAGGTGAATTTACTATCATACCAGAAATATGTGGATTAGAAGTAACTGGTGATCCAACATATTCTAATATCAAAATGGCAATAGATAATTCAAAATTATGAATATAATTTATATCATTATAGCATTCTTTGGTTTTATATCTAGTTTTATTTTTTTATTTATCATGATAATCTTTCCTTTCTATAAAATATTCAAATATTTAATTAAAAAATGATATATACCATTAAACAACAAATACCATCCACATTTGTAGAATATAAATATAATATTTCTAATTGTGTAAAATGTGGAAGTGAAATACCAGAAAAAAATATATCAGAATATGAAGATGAATATGGATTTATTTCTACAATAAAATGTGGAAATTGTGAAAATAAAACAAAAACATATAGTATGGTCCAAGGATGCATACAAGAATGGAATTCTAAAAATGATATACTACAATTGATTGAAAGTAAGACAAAATTAATAGCTGATACAAAACAAGAAATAATAACTTTAAAAAAACTATTTAAGAGTAGGAATAAAAAATGTTAATATATGAGATTAATAAAGATAGTAGACATTATTATATGGAAATAAATAATAAATCATTATTTAAATATTTAGAATTGTTATATACTGATGCTATTATAAAAGAGTCATATATATCAGGTTTAATACCAATTAATGATGATAAATTTTTAATTAAATTCGAAAAACGAATCATACCATTGGATGATGAAGATATAATAGAACTAAGGAAAGATAAATGATACCTTATACATCCCTCCAAATATCTAATTGGTTTATCAAAAAATCATTAGACTCCGAATTTGAATTACATTCCAATAAACTACATAAATTAGTTTATCTATCACAATGTTGGCATTTATCATTATCAAATGGCTTTTATCTTATTTCAGAAGATGTTCAGGCATGGAATTATGGTCCAGTTTTCCCAGATTTATATTACAATACTTTGAAATATGGTTCCGGTGTAATTAAAGATTATATCAAAACTATAGATCCAAATAAAAAATTTATAGATGATGAGGATGAACAAACTATAAAACTGCTGGAATCAATATGGGAAACGTACAGGTTGACTGATATTGTAGAACTAGTATCTTTCACTAATATGCCAGGTACACCGTGGTATAACAAATGGGAGTCTATGCAATTAGAAGGGCTGGAAAAGTCTGCTATAAGTAAATATGATATCATGGAATTTTTTAATTTAATTATTTAACTTAGACACCCTGTCTTGGTTATTGTCTTAGTTGGTATGATAAACCAATAAATGTACAATAAACTAAGACAATTTATTATACAAAATATGAATCTCATAGAACAAATTCAAAAAAATATTCATAAAATTGGAGATATGAATAGTGAAGATATAATACCTGAAATATACAGACAACATGAATATTTTAAAAGACCACATATATATAATCAGATTGTGTGTGGTTATGAATTTTATTTAAAATTGAAAGAATTAGAGGATGATAAAGATGAATTTTGATGAATATTTTAAAAAAATAATACTAACAATATTATTTATTGTTATTTGTGCTATGTTTGTTGGATTTTTTATCGCATTTTTATTATTTAAATAACATGAAACAATTTAAAAAAGAAGATATACAAAAACATTGCAAAAAATTAGTAAAACTTTTTGCAAGAAAGCATGATCTTTCTATAGAATTTGCGGTTGTAGATGATTGGTCTGGCGTGATTATGCTCGGCGATTATTATTTTAGTTTTAATGATATAATGTTAGATTTACATCATGATGTAAAAAAATATTCCATATTTGATTGGTATAATTTTTGTTTAACATGTAATGAGTTTAAATTAAAATCTATAACATATAAAAAATTTCTATCTAAAAATCCACATCTATTAAATAAATATAATGAACTTATATAAAATAATGGTTAGACGGTATATACAAAACCGCATAGAAGATAATATTATATGTTTTTTATTGGCAAATAATGAAAACGAAATTTATGAATGGATGAAAGATACCATACCAATGGTAGAGGGTATAGATAGATATAACTTTTATTATAAAGAAGGTGAAAGATTGTACAATGATAAATTATTTGATTATTTTAATGATAGATTTGATGAATTAACTGGAACATATAAAGATTTGGCTATATTTTATAGAGGTTTTATACCTGATGTTATTGTTGATAATATGTTCCAATCATTTTGGAATGGTAAACCTTTATATGGTTGGGAATGTCTTGAAATTGATACTACAAAAGACTATTCTCCATTAATTGATTTGGAATTATGTTTTGTAGCAAAATAATTTATTTTAACTTTAAACAAAAATAAATTTTAAACGTATAATAATTATATTAGTTAAGCAATTTTACATTTTATATTGGATTGAAAAATGGTATTCGAACAGCAGTTGACAGAAAAACTAAGACCAACAACATTAAAACATATCATCCTTTTGGATAGAGTTAGAAACTCTATGGGTGAAGGTAGAGTTGAGCAAAATTTATTATTTGCTGGCCCAGCAGGATCTGGAAAAACAAGTTTGATGAAACTCTTAGTTGCAGATGATGATTATCTTTATATCAATGCTTCTGAAGAAAGAGGTATTGGTACAGTTAGAGATAAGATTATGGAGTATTGTGTTACTTATAGTACCAAAGGTACAAATGCTTCTAAATATGTTTTATTAGATGAGTTTGATGGCGCAACTAATGATTTTTATCAGGCATTTCGTGCTGCTTCTGAAAAATATCCACATATAAAATTTATAGCTACTTGCAATTATCTAAATAAATTACCAGATCCAATCAAAAGTAGATTTTTAGTTTTAGAATTTAATCCTAAAAGTTCGGCAGAAGAGGAAGAATTATATGTTAAATATATGAAACGTATAAAAATGCTTAGCCCAAAATTAAATTTAGAATGGGAAAATGATGATGTATTACGTTTGTTTGTAAAAAAGAATTTCCCAGATTTAAGATCTATTGTTAGAAAATTACAAGACTTTAGAGATTCTAATTGTGGTACAGTCACAATGGATAATATTAAAACATTAAATTATACTTTTAATGATATATTTAATTTAGCAATTTCTAAAGATATTGATACTCAAAAAACTTATAAAACTATAATGACAGATTATTCTAATAAAATTGATGATGTCTTCCTAAGTTTAGGTACAGAATTTTGTGATTGGATAATTGAAAATCAACCAAGTTTAGTAAAATTTATACCAAAGATAACATTACACACCGTTAATTATCAGTTTTTAAAAACTCAAATAATTGATCCACCATTAGCTCTATTAGCATTAATTTTTGAAATACAAAATACTATCAAAGGATAATTATGGAACCATATTACATACAATTTAGTCAAAATGATGAAGATATAATCATTACGATTAAAAAGAAAACAATATTAGAAATTGCCGATTCTATGAAAGAAGATGTTGGTATTGCAAAAATTATACACGAAGATGTATTTTTTAATCATGTTATCAATTTTATAGATGATGAAACAATAGAAGGTGTAATGGTACGTAGTATAGAATATACACTAGAAGAGACTGGCGATTTTCTAAGTTATTTGGAGGATGAATAATGATACGAAGATTAAAACTATTATACATTAGGTTATTTAAAATTATTTCAATAGAACAAGCAAAAAATTTGGGATTAACCCATTATGCAAATTTATATGGTGATAATATAAATATTTATAATTGTCGCTCAATATGGTTTGATAAAAATGATAAAGTTTACAGAATTTCAGAATTATATGATAATAATATAAAATGATTAATATTACAACAGAACCATATCTAGAAAACATTCAAAATTTTGTATATAATACTTGGTCAGGTGATGTTTCTTTCCTGGAGACAGAAGATGTATATGATAATGATACACTTACACAACTTGATAATTTCTTAAAAGATTATCCTCAATATATTAAAGGAATACCATTTAATGGTGATGATGATCTTTGGGATAAATTGTCATCAACGAATATACACGCAATCAAACTACAAGAATTAGTTAATAATTTCGAATAAAATTTACATTTTATAAAATAAAGGATATACATATGTCATTAAAGAAAGATATACTGGTAATACCATTAGCAATTAAGTCAACCATTGCTCCAAGAAAAAGAGAGGAAATTATAGCAAATGCTCAAGTAAAATACGATGCACAATTTCCAGAAAATAATGTATTGATAGCTCCATATACAATAGGTACTGAATTTTATTATCCAATTATCATTATAAATAATTTCAAATGAATTTAAATAAAATAACAACAATAGCAGAAGCCATTAAATGGCTTGATAGACAAAAATATACATATACTGTACAATATTTAAATTATATTAAGCCATCTATTGGTTTATCATCCTTATTATTTAAGGATGATAATGATACTCTTCCTGCAAGAGCATTAACAGTTATATTTTCTCAAAATATTTATTCAGATGAAGATATTGCAGAACATATAGAACAAGTTACATCTAATCTAAATATAGATCGAATAGCATTTTTACCTGATAATAAATATGGTCCATATGATGGTGGTGGATATATGGTAAAAAATTTATACCCACTTTATTCCGAAGATAAAAATACTATACAATATTGTACAAATACAATGTATGGTTCATTTTACCTAACATTATCTGAAATAAATAAACCATATGTTGGTAAAACAATATATGTAGAATCATCTTCTTTAGGAAAAGAAGATTCTAATGATAGAGTATCATGCACAATTATAGATCTATACGATGATCGTTTAGTTGTTGAAATTAATGGTATACCTATTAATGATAAATCTTACAAAGTTTACGATATTAATTATACAGATTTTGTTTAAATATATGAAAACATTACTCGCATTAATCGTGCTATTTTCATTAGCATCATGTACAGAAAACCAATTAGCCAAAAAATTTGGTGGTACAGAACATATAACTATTCAATCGAATGAAAGGTTTATAAGCTCTACTTGGAAAGATGATAATCTTTGGATTGTTGTTGAAAATACAACCACACATAAATTTCATTTTAAAGAATATTCTAATTATGGAATATTAGAAGGTGAAGTTATTATAGAAAATAGAAAATGAGAATTTTCCTAAATAAAATATTATCTAAATTCGGTTATTGTATAGTTAATACAAATCCATTAGTTAAAATTTTACCAGATGTAAAATATGGTAAAATTGATGAATATGTATCAAAAATAGAAATTTCAAGAGATGATTACATCTATATGCAATATAGAGATGCAGAATATATAAACAAGTTAGAAAAGCAATGTTCTGATAAACTCTTGGATGATATAAGAAAAAATATAGTGACTAAAAGTTATGCTGATTTAACTGATTCAAATTATATAATTGAATCACGTATTACAACTATAAATAAACAATAATATGAAAACTATCAAGTGCAATAGATGTGATGATATAATATATGTTGAATATGAAAGTTTGAATATCAAAGTTAATAAAATTATAACAGAGGTAAACAATCAACAAACAAATGATTGTGCTATATCAATTTACCTGACATGTAAAAATAATCACACTGGTAAGTATTTTTGTAAAATAGAAAAAAAATGATAATAGGAGAGTAGGTAAATGTTGGTTTGTTACGCTTGTTTGCTAAACAAGTCTGGTTAATCCCAGCGAAGGTTCGATTCCTTCACTCTCCGCAACTTGTAGTTTTTTAATTTATTTAAGGATTATATTATGAATGATTCAACAAATTGGATTCGCGTACATAAAGCTATGGAAATTATTGGTTATAGAAATTATCAATATTTCTACTCTTTGAGAAAAGGTTACCATAAAAATGGTTATTATAAGCCACAACTTATAGAAGGTCAAGATTGGAAAAAAGAAGGTAGAACTGTCATGTATAATGAAAAATCAATTAGAAATATTGCTAAAAATAGATCTAAACGTGGTTGTAGAAAAAGAACATATTTTATTGGAAACAAAGATGCTATGAGAATTCTCAATAGATCGGAAACTTCTTTAAAACATTATAGAAATGGTAGTAGATCCAAAAATATTAAACCAAGATTAATTAAGGGTGTTGATTGGAATAATATCGGAGGTAAAGTTATTTATAATTCAAATTCTATTAATAACCTTAAAATGCAATTATCAAATGGGTAAAAATTTATATTTACATAAAACTCTTATATCAAAAGAAGATCTATACGTTAGTATAGAAGATGATTTTGGATTTTTTGATGAAAATGGTGATGAATTGTATGATGATTATATTTTTACATGTAAAAGTACATACTCGGATATACAACCTATAAATATAGATAGAATCATACATAGTTTACAAGTTGCTCAAAATAATGGTGCTAATTATGTAACTTTATTTTTTCATGAAGACCATCAAGAATATGAAATTGAATCATTTTTGATAAAAAAATCATCCGAAGATGAAATTGAATACTTTAATGAAGAAAAACGGAAAAATACAAAACATACCAAAGATTCTATTTTGAAAAGACACAAAAAAGAATTAGAAGATTTTGAAAGGTTATATGGATGTCCACCAGAAGCCTAACTGTAGTTGTTAAAAATAAAGAGATTAAGGTAGCCCAATACTGTCAAACATCTGGTTATCCAACTGTACAAGGATTGATAGTATTAGAATTTTTACTAAATAGTAATTTATCATTATTTTCATTAAATGTAGATTATCTTTCAACATTAGAAGATGTATATTCACTTATAATAGAAGAACAAAGAAATGGTAATGATATTAAACATGTAAATGGTATAGATATTCGCTATTATATATCAGATATTACAATTGATACTGGTGCATATATATTATATGGTATATTAGATGGTTCTATAAGAAGAGTTAAATTAGATACAAAATTTGCAAATGATTCACTTAGTTGCGAATGGTGCTACCTTATAGATTTAGATAAAATGAGATTTGAGATCTATAAAGGCTTTAATAAAAAGAAGCTTTCGAAAAATGATAGATTCTACATTAATGATGATGATTCTCCTAATGGATATTATCCAGTTAAAAAGATTAAAACATACGATTTGTATAACCTACCAACTATAAATTCTTTTTTAGAAAGAATGAAATATTATTCGTAATGCTATGGATTTATATAAAAATTACAATCATCTTTTATCAGATTATAAACTGAATGAAGATTTTATAATCGAATATAATAAAAAAACAAATGTACTCATATTTACACCACATGGTGGAGGTATTGAACCTGGTACAACAGAACTAGTTAAAGAAATAGCATCTACTGATATGTCATATTATTCATTCACTGCCAAACGCAAGAATGATAATAAACTACTTCATATAACATCCACTAATTTTGATGAACCTACGTGCTTGGCAATGCAAGCCAATTCAACTACATCAATAGCTATACATGGTTCAAATGAAAAAGAACCTCTTATTTATATAGGAGGGCAAGATATTCAAATGATAAGACATATAAATGAAATATTTCAAAAAAATGATTTAGATAAATATAAAGCACCTTTTCTTAGAGATATTTTAGGTTTATCTAAAAACAATATAGTTAATAAAAATGCAATAAAGGCGGGAGTTCAATTTGAATTTTCTTATGGTATAAGAAAAATGATGTTTGAAAACGTTGATAAAGCAAAAGGTAGAATAAATAAAACTCCATTATTTTGGAAAATAGTACATTCAATAAGAGAATCTTTAACTGAACAATTATTTGATAGGATATGATAT